TGTTCATCGTCTGTAAGATTGCTTCTAATCTCACACAACTTTCTTTTTGCTTCTGTTGCATTCATATATCTACTATTTATATCCCTTGCAGGATAGTTAAATGAGAAGCAAGCGATGATAAAATAAAGTGCTTAATTTTAAAAATATCATTTTGTTTGCTTGCTTCTCGAAAATTATTATTATCTTTGTACCGCTTAATTTTAAAAATATAAACGAAATGAGAAATTTTATTGAAGTAACAGACAAGGACACAGGAGCTGTCCTAGTCAATGTAAACAACATTAATTTCATTGATAAAGACCCTGTAGATGGTGTGCTTATTCACACCAACAATGGCATTGTCAATGTAACGGAAGACTATCTACATGTTAAACTACTCATTGAAAAGAGTTACCTGTAAGATAATATAAATATTTGTCATACATACTAGCACCTTTGTATGGACAATGTGTAACTACCCAGATTCTATCTCTCCATTGGCGAATAGGTGAATCATAAACCCATTTAAATCGTGTTACGTTGGTGGTATATAGAAAACTGCTATTATATAGCTTCTTCTTTAGCCACTTACGTAGCACCTTTTTTATTATGTTCTGTATCATATTATATCTATTTATGCCCGAAGGCGTTAAACACTAATGTAAATAAATATTTTTATCACCTAAATCTTTTAATGCTATATCCTTACACTTTTGGCAAAGAAATTTGTTTCCCATGCCTTTGTCAAAACACGCTAAAGAAATAAAATCTTCTGGTTGGAATTTGTGCCCACAGCAAAAGCAAGTCTTTTGTACTGACAAATTAGAACTCTCACGCAACTCTCTAAAATGAGCAAACGTCCCAAAGTAGTGTCCTTTTTCACACCCCACCACTTTATAGACTTTCTTTTTAACTACTTCCATACCTACACCTCCGTTTCTGGGTTGATTTTCAATCCGTAAAGAATCTGTGTATCATATGCTTTACTTATTACGATGATTAAACTTTTTGATAGCATCCTTTTTAGAAGCTGCTGTAATCTTCATACCTTTAATAATAAACTCATGTTGTGCTTTTGGCTGACACTTCTGTTTATCAGAAGGAATACTTCCTTTTGGTACATTGAATCTAATACGTGGAGGACCAAAAGGACAATCACCCATTTGATAATCCAGTGCAGACTGCATATTTAGTATTGAAAATAAACTCATTAATTTTCTACTCATTTAATACTTCTATTCCAAATGTCATTATAAAACCAAGAAGAGTAAAGAATGTAAAGATTCCTATAGCATCATTCTTAAATAAATAATAACTATATACTTCTAATACTCCTATTAATAAGTAAGCAATAAGGATAATACATAATTTAAATACTTTCATAATTATTAAAATTTAATTCTAAAATCTTTGCCTTTAAGAGTAGGTCTCTTACTTAAGACAAATTTTTCTAACTCTTCTAACTCAATAGGAAAGATTGAATTATATTTGTATTTTAAAGTACAAATAAATCTTCCATTAAGCATAATGTCAAATGTAAATATTTCCATTATTTATTTCTTATAAATTACAACTGAATCTACAGGAACTTTACCATCATAAGTAGTTCTTAATTCTGTCTTACCTTCATATACATCTAAGGCAGTAGGAGTATTACTTATGTATGCTATAATAAATAACAATCCTATAACTCCAACAACTAAAAGTGCAATAGATATAGCTGTATCACCTTCATAGCTTATTACAGATGTACAAGCTACTATTACAATGATAACTAAAATAAATCCAAAAAATGCTACTATACTCACTGTTTACCTCCTTTCAATATTAAAGAAACAATATCATTTCTATAAGCCCATTGGTCTATGCCATGACATGCTACTTCTGTTTCCCAACTTTGAAGTGAATTATCCCTTTGCATAGTAAAGAAATAAATTTCCCCAAATATATCATTGGTAAAGACTATGAATTCCAAATTCTTAGGCTCTTCACTAGCAGAATGCCATAAGTCCTTCAAGAGCTTATTTATAGCCTCTTTAGCACCAGCTTTATAAGCATCAGATAGTTCTTCTATACCATCATATACATCACCCATTTGGTCTTCTATTGACATAGCATTTTCTTCTGCATAATGCTTAGAAGCTTCTTCTAATTTCTTGTCTATCATAGTCTACCTTTCTTTTTTCTAAGTTCTGACCTTCTCCTAGTTCTACGATTTTCTTTACCACTAGGAGGATTACCACCAAGCTTTATCTCTGGGATTTCATAATTCATATAAATATGAGCTTCTTCATTGACTGCCTTAACTACTTCTTCAATTAAAGCTTCTTTAAGTGATACACCAGATGAAGTTACTACTACATTAACATCTTCCATAAATTACTTATTTTATAAAAGTTTTTTATTTCTTTATCCCAGTTTGTATTATGTTCCAAATGATATTTAGAATCATTTAAATCTATTAATACATCTTGATATAAAGAATTAAATTGATTACGTGTAATTGGTTTCCAATACTTAGTATCAGTAACTTTAAAACTATTTTTATAGATATTATAACGTTCTACTACTAAGCAAGTTACTACTTCCTCTTCTTCTATATCAAGAACTTGATAGATTTCAGTAGTTTCATTAGTATCTTCTTCTATAAAGCAATCACCTACTTTAATATTCTTAACACATTTCTGTGCTTCTAACTTTCTTATTGTAGTAAGAATTTTAACTTTTTCTTTAGATAAATCATCTAGCCTATCATATAATCTATTGATAGCATCATCATAAGCTTTATCTTCATAAGTAGAAGCTAAATTAGACAATCTATCTTTCAATTTAGCAAATTCTCCTTTTATTATTTTATTATCATCTATCATAACATATCAAATTTATACTGAAAACGTTTTTCTGTATCATTAAGTAATTTAATTAATGACTCATAAAAGGTTTTATCCTTACATAAACATCCTATATAAACCCCTAAACCGTAGTCATTTTTAAAAAACATTGAGGTTGCCTCTTTTGCGAAATTACGTGCTAGCCTACTATAGTTAATTTGAGCTTCTAATTCTTTAGCCTTTTCAATTACTTCTATATCCATATTTATTCCCCCACATTTTTAGTTGTCCCTAATAAATGTTCATTACCTTCATAAGGAATACAATAATTCCAACTAGCATAAACACAATAGTAAGGCCCATTTACATTTTTATAACTAAACAAGTTTGCACGCCACTCGCTTGATTTACTATCTCTAACTAACACCTTATCAAAAGGTTTTAGAGTCCACTTTGGCTTCAAGCTCACAATCTGTTTCTTCTCACTATCCCAGCGTTTGCCTTCCTTTGCGAGAGCATCAAAGAGTTGCTGTTTCTCAGAGTTAGTTGCTGGGCGGAGACTATAATGAACTCTTGTATTACCATATTCAGCTATAGTAAATTTATCGTCAGTATTATAGAAAGCATAGTAAAAAGCTCTTTCGTCTCCATCTTTATATTCACTTCTTAAGATGAAAATACAATTTGCATAATACCCACCTTTAATTCCTTTCATAAACACAATATCCCCATCCTTGAACTCTGGCTGAGTCTTCTCTACTTCAAGAGTCTCACGATTAAGTTTACCACCCAACTTCTCTTCGATAGTTTTGAGGTATTTCTGAGCAGCATCCTCTGTTTCTAGAGTGAAGTATTCTGTTTTAAAACCATCAAATCTTCTTTCATAATTATATTCGTTTCTATAATTTTTCTCATAACAATGCTTACCTACAAAAATTGTGTATGTGTCATCAATAAACTTCTCAAAGATAAGATGTATATTCTTATCTCGACTAACCAGTATATCACCCTTTTTCCAGGCAAATTTAGACCAGTCTTGCATTTCTTTTGATGGGAAAATAACACATTCTCCATCATCAAACATATTGCCAAATTTAATTAATGTACATTCTCCAGCTTGCATTAAACCAAATTTTGAAGCACAGAAGTTTATCTTAAAAATTTCATCTGTTATGGCTTCAAAAGTACATTTTCCATAAACAGTAGAATACAATTTAGTACCTTTTGGTTTATTTTTTAAAATAGTTGCTATGTTTATTTTTGTTTCCATGTTATTTATTCTTTGTTAATAATTTCTATAATAAAGTCACTCCAGTTATGTTCTTCTACAATCTCCCAATTTGGGTCTTGTATATTTTTTAATACAAGAAGATATCCCTTTTTAAATTGTTCTGATGTAATTTTTACCCAGCCTGTAATATCATATATATAAGAAGAATCTCTACCGATATAATCTTTATCTATACATATATAATATACATAGCTATTACTTATTGCAACAATTTTTATTAAAGTGTTAAAATTAATATCAAAATAGCAATTTCCAACAACAAAATTAGAAAGTATTTCTTTCTTTTCTAATAGCCTAATTTGATTATAAATATCATCACTTTCCTTTTTTAATTGTTTGTATTTAGCTCTTAATTCTTTTAATGTTTTCATAAAGATATAATTTACTCATTATACATATAAGAAATACTATCTAATAATACATTGTTATGAAAACTTTTATAAAATGTACTATCAATATTACATCTTATATTAATGTAATCATTCATTGTTTCAGATTTATCTTTATCCCATATATTATTGTTATCAAATATAATATCTGCTAAGTTAATAACTTCTCTATATTCTTCTAACTTATAATATTCAAACTGTAATTTATCAATAAATTCTCTTTGTTTATTAATTATTTGTGCTTGATTATATAAACAAATAGTACTAAATATAAGAAGAGAGGCTAATATAACCTCTCCTATTATATGATATAAAAAATGTTTCATAATTAATTCTTATAAATATTATCGAGAATATTCTTAAAGTGTGGATTATTAATTACAGCTATAGCATTTTCTTTATTTTTGAAGTAGATAGTACTAAGAGTAAAAGAATTATTAAAATCTACCCTATAAATATCCATATTATTATTATACATAATATGATATTTATCTTCTTTTACGTTATTCCAGTCTGGCTCCCAATCCCCGTTATAATATTTAGCAATATTCATTAACTGTGAAATAGCTAAAATCTTATCCATACAGTGAGTACGTACTCTAAGCCCACCAAAATTGGTAGGACAGGCTTGAAGTATATCATTATAAGTAATATCGTGCTTCTTGAATTTAACTATACCTTTAGTTAAATCACTATTTTCTAAATCTATCTCCATTCCTTCAGGAATTTCAATAGTTAATTGATTATTCTTTATTTCCATATTATTATTATTTATTAATTTAAAAATTACACTTGTCTTATCACGTCTAAATACATAAGAACAACGCCCTAAAAAAGATTTATATTTACTACAACCACTGGTTTTAAATGCACATCCTATACATCCTATACCAAAGTCAACTTTTACTACTTGATACCTTTTATCTCCATAAGTAAATATTTCACCTATTTTTCTTTCCATAATTCTTTAACATTAAAAGCTTCATTTTTATTAATGTATTTAAATTTACCTGTATAAATAAGTGTATTAGATACTACTTCATTATGATAATTAACTATATATATACTACCTTTTGGAATAATAAATTTTCCTACATAAATATGATTATATAAAACATTTGTAGTAATAAAAGGATACAAATTTCCATTAGGAAAAAAGAGCATATCTTTTGTCTGTGAGTCACATACCCCTTGTAAAGATAATAAACTATGTAAACCTATATTAATAGAATCTCTATTAAAGTCTACACATTCACGCATAGGATCATTTCTACTATACATATAAGTAGTCATAAAATAAGAATAAAACCTAACTTCATCTGCAAAGCAGCCTACTTTATAAACTGTAATATCTCTTTTTGCTATTAAGATTTTACTTTCTTTTGTTTTATTGAAACACATAAGCTTAATCTTTAAAATACTTAAATATAAAAAGGAGTATACTAACTAGATAGTTAATACACTCCTACAAAACATATGGCATAAAGCCCCTCAGAGATTTTGGAGAAGTAATATGAATTGAACATACTTTGGCTACTTAAAACTGTGTTTCACCTTATCACCTTTCCTATATAGCTGTAACTATATAGGTAACTTCTCGTTTAATAATTATTATATCTTTATAACTTTACCCACTTACCTGTGTAAATAATGTTAGAAGAAACAATTTCACCTCTATTATTTATATAGTATTCAGAACCTTTAGGAACTATAAAAGTACATAAATATAGATGAGAATATAGGCTAAATTCATCTACAATACCCTTGATAGCATCTTCTAAATATATATCTCTAAAATTAGGATTTGAATAAAATTCTATAGCTACTTCTTTATAAGAATGGTAACCAGCTTCTATTTCAATCATTCCACAATTACTTTCTACAGGCTTTAAAGGAATTATTGGATTGCTTTCTTTAATTCTGTAGACATGTTTCTGAAATAAACTAATAAAGATATTACCCATTACTAAGCCTATTTTATAGACATAAAAGTCTCTTTTAGCTACCTGTTTAGTATCTTTTCTACCTATCCAACACATATTTTAAAGTTCTAAATATTGGTCATAAAACAGTCTTTTTATCTTATCTTCTCCTATCATTGAAACTGCTTTCTTTATAGCTTCTTCACTATTAAAGTAAACAATTCCAGCATACTTAACATTTATATGTCTATAAATATAAATGTTATCAAATAATTTATTAACTATAGAATGATTTACTCCATCATTCTTACCTAGAAAATATTTAGTACCTTTTTCTATTTTTGTAATACTATTAAAGTAGGAAGCAAGTACAGATAATTGTGCTAAGGTTTTGAATTTGTCTATTTGTCCTTGAGGTAAATCTAAACTTACAGTTTTAGATTGTGCTTTAACATAATAGAGTATTATTTCATCTCTACTAAAAGCACTTAATGCTAATGCTTTAAGTGCATCATTATTGCTGCTATACCAATTAGCAGCTTGTTGTATAGTTATTTTTACATTTCTTGTTTCCATAATTATTTAATTTTAATAGACCAATCAGGTCTGTTATACATATTCCTATAATGATTTGCAGATTTATAATCATTAAAAGGTTTAATGATATTACCTGTACTATCTAATAATAAAACTTGTTTCATATTATTTCTTTATTATTTTGTTAATAAGTATAGGAGCAGTAGTATCAATACCATAAGTATCCTTTTTAGGGATACTATAGTATCTAATATGATTTGTTCCCCTATTAGAATAAGAATATATATGATTACAGGAATCTACTTTATATTTACAGGTATTACCTGGATAGTATACTGTATATTCTAAGTAATATACTTCCTTGTAAGATTTCTTAATATTTGTATAGCAATATGTAGTAATTCCTAAGCAAAATAATACTATTGTAGTTGATATTATATTTACTTTTATAGGATTATACTTATTACATCTTACATTGTTTATAATAATCATAATAAATATAATAGCAATAACTACACTTATTACTAATACTAATTCATAAATATTACTATTATTCATTTTATTTCTGTTTTAAATAATTAATAATCAAATGTATCACATCTTACCAAGCATCTGTATATAATGGTTCAACAGTTATATACTTGAAGTAATCACTTCCTGAGCCTTTTCTATTACATCTCATATATGCTTTAGCAAATTTATTATCTTCTTTGATTTCTTTATGAATTAACTGCATAAAGAGTACATCACTATTTATTTCTAGAGTGTGTTGATTAAATCTGTTTACACATCCTTTCCAAGTATCTACTATAATAATTGGTTGTATATCATTAGTACATACTATTGTGAGCATATAAAGCTTTTTTCCTCTTGGATTTTCTATTTGATTATACATAGTTATACTATTTAAATAGTTTGACTTAAAATTGTTGGGTCCTATAAGAGAGAATAAATAAAGGCTAATATTTACTAACCAAACTAGAGTTATTTATCTCCTTACAGGACTAACAATCATTCTTACAAACAATATTTAATTAAATTTTACTTTTAATTTCTTTAAAAAGACAATAGCTATTAATTCCACCTGCAAGAAGCAAGAAGAATAATACTATGAATATTTGTGTTCCTTTATATAAGAATAAATAGAAACACATTGCAATAGCAATTATATAAATAAATTGCATAAATGCAAAAAAGGCTAATGTACTACACTTTTTCATAACTAAGGAATTAAAAACCTACATAGTAATAAATACTATAGTATCTATTAACTATGTAGGAAAAAACTTATAACATAACAACTTTACACTTAATATTTAAATAATTTCTTTTTAGCTTTATTCTTATGTGAATAGTAAGTGCTCTTTGCCTTACTTTCACAAAAGACTAATTCAATTTCTTTTGTAATTTTAGTTACATGATTTTTACGAACAATAGTTCTTTCACTCTTGTAGTAGCAAGTAGCTACTTTTTCATTGATAATTGTACTCATAATGTTACTTTTTTAATGTTACTTTAAACCAAATACATTTGCCTTTCAGTAAATGTTTATGCAAAGCAAAAGCTCTGCAATCCTTATAACCTTCCTCTATAGTTTTAGAGGCATTAATAGACCTAGCTAAATAATAGTTAGGCTTAAACATTCGATAGAATGTTATTAAATACTTTTTCTTCATTTTTCTGTTAATATTAATATTGCTGAACAACCTATAAATATCCAACCTAATATAAGAAATTGTTGGTCAGATAATATGGATAATATAATCAAAACAATAATAGTTATTATTACATAAATTACCTTTTTCATATTGTATATTGTTATATTAATAAGTAGATAGTACTAGAGTACTACCTACTTTGTTATCTTTTTAGTAGAGTAAATCTACTATTATTTTAAAAGCTGGGTCATCTTTTGTTTTACCTTCAGCTTTCATAAAATCTAATACCTTTTCAAGTTTGTTTTTAAGCTCAATAGAGAGGTTAATAGACATCTTTTGTATATCTTTTAGTGCCTGATGTGTTGTAACATCAGGTTTAACTTTACTAAAAGATACATCAGGTATTTCTTTACTATGCTCTAAAGCATAAGCAACTGCTTCTATTGAGGATAGTGTATGAGTTGTCTTCATATTTATATATTTTTATTGTTTTTAACTATTTATTTTATTGATATTTTATACTAAATAAAACAACAAGAGTTGTAATGAGAAAGTATAAAATGTTATCATCTTATTTGTTGTTAACAAAAAGACTAGAGAGTAGATTATAGTGATTTTATAGGGGATTTGTTTTAACCCCCACACACCTTAATCCTTTAAACTTAAAACCTTAATAATCAATAGATTACAAAGTTCTATTAAAGTATTTATTTAAGTCCTATAAGAAAGAAAAAAGGCTGTAAAACTGTAAAACAAAAGAATATTATTTCTTCCTTACAGGACTTAAAAACTTTAAAACACACATGATATTCTCTCTAATGATATTTGATATTAACACTAGAGAGAATAAAAAAGGGAGCAAGGCTCCCTTCCCTTTAGAAGCTGACAATAGCATTATTATTGTTACCCTGCTCATGCATGATAAGCATGTGATTGCCATCCTGCATTACAACTTCTGATACTACTGGAGTATCATAAGCCTCATTATTAAGCATCTTGTTGCTTAACTTCTCTGCTACCATTCCACGGATTTCTCCGCAAGCAAAGAAGCACATTGTAGCACCAGATGCATGGGTCTTCTCCTTGGATTGAACTACGTTAATTGCTGCACCATTTGCTGCACTCTTCATTTCCTCAAGACTTACTGTGTCAACGAAGTTACTATTATTCGCTGTGGTTGACTTAAAATTGTTAAAATTGATCATAATTTTATAATTGTTATAATGTTATAATGTTATAGGGGGGACTATCCCAACCCTATAGTCTAGGGGGTGAGTGAGGGTGGATTATACCACGCTTATGTAACTATAATAAAAATTTAAAAAATTAAAATTAAAAAAATAAAATACCACGCTTATGACAATATAATTAATTTCAAAAAAAAAATAAAAAATTTTATTATAAATTTGGTAGTTTCATTTTTTATTTGTATCTTTGCATCTACAAGGAACATATAAATACTTGAAGAGATTTATCAACTCTATAAAACATAGATAGACCCAATGCTATAGGTGTATATTTGAATGCAGCAAACTGAGAGAATAAAGGGTATCAGTAAAGGCTACAGGTAAGCATTCCTAGAGATAAAAGAGTGAGAAATAATATTATATAAACGGGGTATAAAACTATAGCATGGAAGCAAGCCATAATGCTGGCAGGGTCTCTTTATATATTATAGGTATTAGTTGATTTATTACTCTCAAGGAATTAGGAATAATAGTTTTAAATTATGGATAAAATAAAGAGAAGAAGAGCTTTAGCTGGAATAAGTTGTAGGAGTTATACTGTTGATGATTGGGAACAATTTCAACAAGTAAAAGAAACAAAAGCTTTTAAAGAAAAACAGAAAGCTTTAAAAGAGCAGTATAATAAAATGCTTGAAAATAGAAAAAGAAAGAAAGGAAAATTAACTAAGAAAGACTTTCAAGAAGTTTATGATTTTGTTTATGTAAAACAACAAAAGAAATATAAACCTAGACTTAAAATAAAATAAAGAGTAGTAATTAAGTTTACTACTCTTTTTTGTTTATATACTTGCATATATAAAACTTTATTTATATCTTTGCAGAAAATTTAAAGTATAAACTATGAGTTGGAATGAATTAAGTTTAAAAGATAAAGCTGACTATATTAAAGAATCAGTTAATAATGGTATATATAACTTATCTGATATAAGAAACAGATATAATATGTATGCAGAAGGTGGTTATAAACCATCAGAAAGTATTAAGAAAAGAATAACTAATTGGGAGGGTAGTTCAATGAGAACTAATAGGTCATTTCAAGCAGAAGCTAATGACTTTAATAGAGTAATACCTTCAAGTATTAGGTCTAAACTTTCTCAACAACAGTTAGATGCTTTATACTCTTATGGCTATAATGTAGGTATGGGAAACTTAAAGAAAAGAGTATTACCTACCTTAACTAATTATGTTCAAGGTAAAGCATCAAATGAAGATGTACAGAAATCTATGTGGGCTTCAAAGGATAATGAATTAAGAGGTTTAACTACTAGAAGAAATGCTGAAAGAAGTTTATTTGGTGGTAAATATCAAACTATATATACTGGTACAGGAGGTACTCCTCATAATTATGGTTATACTGCTAAATCTAATATTAATACTGATGCTAATACTAGAGTTAATCCTTATCAATTACAGAATGAAGTGTGGCAAGGTAAAAACTATTTAGGTGCATATAAAGGACTTCAATTATCTATGAATGATATTATGGGTAAAACTAAAGAGACGGATATTGATGATTTATTCTCTACTGGTATAGGACCCACAATATCTATGGATAATTTATTATCTATTGGTAATAACACTGTTACTCCTGTACAGCCAGATTATAGTTATGCTAAATCATTACTATCAGACTTTGATTCAGATTTAAATAGTAATATGTTTGCTGAAGGTGGTAATTTAAATTTTATAGATGCAGATAATAGAAGAAGTAATATATTACTTCATGTAGAAGATGGTAATTTATATGATAGTGCAGGTAATAACTATACTCAAAGTTATTTAGATGAAGAGAATGTACCTATAATTAAAGGTACTATGCCTAGAAATACTAGACAATATTTTGATTCTGATACTACTATGGATTTTATTAATGCTACTACTTTAGGACTACTTAATAGAGGTTCTATATCACAAGATGCAAGATTAGCAAAAGATGTTTATAATACTATGTTTGGTAATATGTCTTATAGTGATTTAATAAATAGTGCTACATTAGGAAATAAAGGTATATTTAATAATCCTGCATATAACACTTTATTAGATTTTGCTGTACCTATAACAGGTTATGGAGTAGCTAAAGGATTAAGTTCAAATTATGTTAGAAGTAGAATTGCATCTCCTTTTGTTAAATCTGCACTATCACCTAATAACTTTAATAAATCTTTAGCCAGTTCTAATTATCTTTTAGATAATTTATCTAAATTATATCCTAATTTAAGTGAGGCTGAATTAAGTGCTATATATCGTAATGCTTTTAATAAAAAGGATTATTTAACTGGACAATTAATAAGGGATTTACACTATTTAAATGCAGCAGGTGATAATGCAATACTTAATGGAACAAACCCTAGAGTAACTTATCATGGAACAAACTATGGTAACTTTTCAGTATTTGATAGTTCTCAATCTAATGCTACAATTGGAGGCTCTGCTGCTACAGGAGAAAAAGGTAATTTTACCACAGATGATTTAAAGGCAGCTTTAAACTATGGAGAAGTAAATCCTGAATATTTATATTATGGAAATAAAAATCCTATTACAAATTCACAATTTGATAAATATATAGATGTAAGAAATTTAAGAGATTGGAGAAATACTGATTTTCTTAGTCATGTAGGAAATGATGCTCAAAGAGTAGTTTATCCATTATATATTACTTCTAATAACCCATCAAAAGTATGGGATTTTAAAGGAAATCCTTGGAGTAAATATCCTAGCACTGATGAACTTGGAAGAAAATGGGAATTAAATGTTGTACATGATTTTCCTATGGAAGAATCTGGTAAGAAAAATCAAGGATTTACAGAAACTTTTTTAGATAGAAAATCATTATATGATAGAATACAACAACTTAAAAAAGAAGGTTATACAGTAGGTGAAAAAGAGTATGACTATGATTATACTAATCATAAGAAAATAGCAACTGGTTGGAGAAGATATAGAACTGGTTATTGGGATAATGTAGCTAATAAAAGAGTACATTATCCAGAGATTAAAGCTATAGATAAAGTATCATCTACAAGATATAAACCTACTACAAATGGTGTTGTACAACAATCTTTTGAAAAAGGTAATGATGCTGTTTTTATTAATAATGTAGAAGATGCTAATGCAAAAGATAATTGGGCAATTAATGAAATTATATTTAGGAATGCAAATCAAGCAAAATTAGCTAACCCTTTTACTATTGATGATAATAATAATTTAATATCAATATTAAAAAGAGATAATTTCTTAAATCCAGATATAAGATATAAAAATGGAGGATTTTTAAACAATTATCTTAGATTATGTTAAATAATCTTAATAAATTTGGTAGTTTAAAATATTTATATTATCTTTGCATCCGTAAAATAATAGATGTTTGAAATAATGAAGTTAATTATGAAATATATAAGGAATCTGATATTGTTTATATGGCAATTACCTCAGCACTTATTAGCTATTATATATATGGGATATTTAGTTATGATGTGCAAAGATTTAGGTATAGATTCCAGATATAAACAAGCTATAGTAATTCCTTGTGTTATGAAAGGTGCAATTACTTTAGGAAACTATGTATTTGTAGGACTTAATTCTGAATACAGAGAAACTGTTAAACATGAATTAGGACATACAATTCAAAGTAAGATATTAGGTCCTTTGTACTTAATTATAATAGGTATTCCTAGTATTACTTATTGTAGTTTGAGAAGATTCTTTCCTTCATTAAGAAGGAAAAATTACTATAACTTTTACACTGAGAGATGGGCAAATAGTCTTGGTGAAAAGTATATAAAGTAATCTTTTGATTACATATTATAATATTAAGAGTGATGACCTTAGTATTATTAACCTACATAAATAAATGGCGATATTCTCCTTTGTAGGTTTTATTAGGAGAATATGGTGGGTTAGACAAGTGGTTAAGTCATAGGGTTTTCAACCCTACATCAGGAGTTCGATTCTCCTACCCATTACTAATTGGAGTATAGTGTAATGGTAACACGAGAGTTTTTGGGTCTCTAATTTTCAGTTCGAGTCTGGGTATTCCAACTATAATGGCTTTGTAGCTCAGGGAATAGAGCAACAGACTTCTAATCTGTGGGTCATAGGTTTGAATCCTATCAGAGTCACAAAATGACTTGAGAATTGTAACATGCATTTTAAATTTAAGATTATAAAACTATCAAATCTGTGAAGACAAGGTAGTTTAATTTGGGGATAGTGGTGTAATTGGTAACATATTTCCTTTGCAAGGAAATGTTTAGAGTTCGAGTCTCTCTGTCTCCACATGAAAAGTATTGTAGATGCATATATGAATACAACGTAACTTCTAGGTTTTAGTTTATCTATGTAAGTTTAGCCCTAGTGGATGTCGTAGAATCCTTAGTAACAAGGGGTACTAGAGTTATCCCCTTATATTGCGGATTAGAGCAGTGATAGCTTACTTGGCTCATAACCAAGTGGTCGTTGGTTTGAATCCAACATCCGCAACTATTAACTTTTAGATTTAATATATTAAACTAAGGTTTTCAACTCTACTTTCCCTTAATAAAGTAGAGTGCTATTATTGCCTCTTAGCTCAGTTGGTTAGAGCATCTGACTGTTAATCAGCAGGTCACAGGTTCGAGTCCTGTAGGGGCAGCTATATAGGAATGTACTCCCTCTGTCTTATACACAGTAGAAAGGATAACTGGTTACATAAGGGTTCAATCCCCTTCATTCCTACTATTTCTCTCTTTAGCTCAGTTGGTAGAGTACGAAACTTTTAATTTTGGGGTCATGGGTTCAAGTCCCATAGGAGAGACTATGAATTATTTATTAAAACTTATACAGAATAATACAGGAGTAAGTTCTAAGAATTTCTTTCTAGTATCTGTAACTATTGTAGGTATATTATTACTTATAGTACCTATAATAGTATTATTAGTAGAAGTATTTAATGAACATACAATACATACAGATTTAAGTGGTATGGCACAATATATTACAGCAGTAGCAGCTATATTTACATCTGTAGGTATTACTAAAGCATGGTCAGAAAAATATGAAAAAAAATAAGCTTCTCTATATCAATGATAGATTGTCACTCTTGTAAAGTGAAGGTTATAGGTTTGAGTCCTATGAGAAGCTCAATATAAACTTTAAATTTGTATTATTATGAAAGTAATTACATTTGTAAAAGGCATGATTAAAGCTTACTTTAAAGCTTATGCAGATGCTATGGAACCATTCTATAAACATGGTATTTCTCCTATGTGTCCTGCTTAACTATTTGATGCTTAAAGTGTTATGAGCAATATGGCTCATACACTATGTTTGAGGAGGTTAATACCTCCTTTTTTAATGTCTGTTAATTAAGTGTTAAAGTATGTAATTTCCTTGCATAATATAAATATTTGTATTATCTTTGCAGCAGTTAAATAAAACAATGCTCCTATGGTGGAATTGGTAGACACGAGGGACTTAAAATCCCTTGGCCAGTAATGGCTGTGCAAGTTCAACTCTTGTTAGGAGTACTAATATAAAAATATAAATATTATGGCAATAAAAAGTGATTTACAATGGCAGGCAGAAGATGATGCTAGAACAATGGCTAGGTATCAGGAAATCATGTCTGATAAAGCTAGATTAAAGAGAGCAACAACTGCTGCTAGAAAAGAAGCAGCTAATTTAACTAAAAGAGCAAATGCAATGAGTGCTGCTGCTAAAGGAGGAAGGAGAAAATAATATGGCAGGAATGTTAAAAACAATGAATAGTTGTTCAGGTACAACTAGTAAAGAATTACGTGATAATATTAATAAGAAAGATATTAATAAGGACCAAATAGTTAGTATAGTTTATGCTATAAACAGGTTCTATTGTTTCTATTATGAATAGGTTAATATGGAGAAGTTTAATAATGAACATAAAGAAGAATACAATAAAGAGCCTGTATATTACTGCAAGAAATGTTTATCTTTAAAAATAGGATATGTAGCAGTATTAGAAGGTTCAGAGTATTGTGAAGATTGTAATTCTACTAATATAGGAAAAGCTCCTATTGAAGAGTGGGATAAAATGTTTTTTAATAGATATGGTTATCATTATTTAGAAGAATTTAAAGATAAATAAATATGGAAGAGAATAAAGAAAAGAAGAAGCTCACTTATGAGCAGTTAAATGAAGTTGCTAACCAGTTAGTACAAGAGAATATGAAGCTTAAGCAGAAGTGTCAAGAGCTTTATATGGCAGACACAATTAAGAGATTAGAATTCTTGTTTAAGGTAGTAGAATCTATTTATCCTTTTAGTGCAGAATTTAGAGATACTTGTGCTAAAGAGATTATTGAACTTATGACTCCTATACAGGAGAATAAAGAAGATAAAGAATCAGAATAAAATGGATAGACCAAATAGTGCATTAAAAGTTCCTTATAAGAACTTAATGGGATTTTTCACACTATGGTTAAAGTTCTTAAGACCTTTTCATACTTTGTCAGATAGAGAGTTAGAAGTAGCTGCTTGTATGCTTAAAAACAGATATGAACTTAGTAAGAAAATATCTGATGAAAAGATACTAAATGATGTCTTATTCAGTAAAGAGAATAAAGATAAAATGATGAAAGAGTTACACATTACTAATCAATATTATCAAGTAATACTTGGTAAATTGAGAAAAGTAAAATTCATAAAGGATAATAAAATCTACTCAAGATTTATTCCAGAATATGAAGAAGGTAAGGTGTTTACTTTATTACTTGTATTTGATGAAGAAAAGATAAAAGATGAATTATAAAGATTCAGTTATAAAAGTAGCAAAAGAACTTAATTTAAGTGAAGAATTCATAGATAAAGTATATAAAGCTTATTGGATAACTATAAGAGACTATATGTCTTCTCTTCCTCTTAAAGAAAATCTTACAGAGGAAGAGTTCAATAGGCTTAGACCTAATATTAATATACCTTCTATAGGTAAGTTCTATGTTACTTATGATAGGTATAAGAATAAAAAGAAACAATTTAATATAATCAAAGAATTGAAGAGTAGAAATGAAGATAATTAAAGCAAAGAAAATTAAACCTACATTTGATCATGTAGTAACTTCTTTAAATCTTTATGAAGAGGATTTATATGAGAATGGTATTATTACTCATGGTAAAGGAGAACCAATGATGGAACAAACTGTAATAGCAGCAGGTCCTAATACTCCATTTAAAGAAGGTATGATAGTACATATCAACCCTATTAAATATGCTAAGATGAAGCATAAAAAAGGTTCACTTAATGATGGTGTTATTGAAGATAATGCAGTTATTGATTATGTTCTACCTATCATTCCTATGGGAGATAAACTAGTACTATTCTTACAGTCAAATGATATTGATTATATTATTGAAGAGTGGGATGATGTTGAAGTAGAAAAACCTAAGAAACAGACTCTTATTCTTCCTGGCAAAAAAAGTATTATTGTCTAATTAAATAGTCCTAGTCAAAAGCTAGGACTTTAATTTTTTATAGAGATATGAAGTTATTAAAATATGAAGGATATAATCTTACTTTTGAACCTGAAATATTAGCTCTTAAAGTATTTAAGAAGTTACATACTAGAGACCATTCAAAAGATAAATCGAGATTTATTCAAGAGTTGGCTTTTATATATTTTTATTCAGATCCTAGGTCTGATTATCAATATTTAACTGATGAGAATGAAAGACTTAAAGCTATAATAGAAGGAGAAGGTTTACCTGATGATTGGAAGATAGATAAAATATTACAGGATGCTATAGATTATTATAGTTCTTTTAAGCCTACTTCTGCATTATTACTTGAAGATACTAGAGCAGCAGTAGATAAGTTGAGACAGTTATTAAGAAATATAGATTTAACAGAAGTTGATGATAAAGGTAAACCTATATATACTCTTAATACTATCACTGCTACAATTAAACAAGTTCCTTCATTAGTTAAGGATTTAGATGAAGCAGAAAAGACTATAGCTAGAGAAATTATGCAAGATGAATCTATTAGAGGTTCACAAGAAAAATCAATGTTTGAAGATGAATAATATGAATATAGAAGATTTTAACAATAAGCAGTTTGATATATTTGGTACTACTTTTACTATTAAACTAGTAGATACATTAGATGCAGATGATAATCTACTTCATTATGGACTTACTAAAGGTAATATAAGAGAGGTAAGAATAAGTAGAGAAGTAATAAAAGCTAAGCAACCTGATTCAGAGTTATATTTAACATTAGTTCATGAGATTGTACATGTTATATTGGATACAGGACAATGGCTTGAAGAATCAGGGAACGAAGCATTAGTTGAATGGTTAACTAGATGTATTATATCATTATTAAAACAAGATATATTATGCAAATAGAAGATATAACAAGTGCTTTAAATAAGTATTTAGAAGATAAAAGAAAGCTTGAAAAGTTAGATATAAAAGGACATTTTGTAGTTAAAAGAAATATCAAAACTATGAAGCCTCCTATTTATAAGAAATTTAGTATCAAGCTTTATTATGTTACTCCTGTACAGGATAAAGAGATATTTACAATAATGAACACAGATAAATGTCCCAGTGGTTCTGAAGGTGCTTATTGGGAAAACTTAAGTAAAGAATATCTTTTATATGTGTTTAATTTAATGAGAACTGAAACTTTTACTAAATTAATATATGGCAATATTGATTGAAACTAATGAATATCAAACTCCTATAACTGAAGAATTACTTTCTCAATATCCAGAGGAAGTAGTTCAACAGTTTACAGAGATTGTTAATATAGTTCCTTTTATTAAGAATCTTATTAATCCTAATAGACCTAAGATAGAAGATTTACCTAGAGATAAAGAAGGTAGAGCTATTGTAGATATAACTAATCCTCCTATATATAAAGATGCAGATTATTTTAGACAAGCAGCATTATTTTATTTAAAGAATGATTGTTATACCAAATTAAGACCTAATAGTAATCCTAACAGTGAATATAGGAAGTATTGGAGAGAAGAATTAAGAAGATGTAGAGAAGGACTTATAAGACAATCTGATGGTATGTATGTTACGGGTTTTCTTTACTGGTTTCTTAATTATTGCCCAATGATGGTAAACTTCTATAAAGAAGGACAAAAGAAAGCTATAAGAAAGGAATCTTTTGGTTTCTTCTTTGAAGGTATATGGTGGAGAAGTATATATCTTTATAATGCTAGAGAGCAAGGACATCATGCAATAGAATTAGCAAAAAGAGGTTGTGCCAAGAGCTATTTTTTAGCTACAATAATGTCACATAATCTTATTGTAGGAGAATCAGAAGCTACACATAAAAGATGTATTACAGTACTTACTGCTGCACAAAAAGAATATCTTAAAGATGATAAGGATGGTACTTTAAATAAGTTTATACCAGAGCTTTCATTTGTTATAGATAATACTCCTTTTCCTAATCTTTTATTAAAGAATTCACCTAATGAAATGTCTTGGCAAATGGGTTATAAGAAACCTAATGGTGCTATAGGTGGTTCTATGAATCAGGTATTAGGTGTATCTGCTAAGGATGATAGTGATAAACTTAGAGGTAAGAGAGGTTGGATATTATATGAAGAGATGGGTACTTTTGATGGCTTATTGGAACTATATGATGTAACTAGAAAATCAGTAGAAGATGGTGATTATACTTTTGCATGTATGTATCTAGTTGGTACAGCAAACAATAAAGAATCATCCTTTTTATCTGCTAAGAAATTATTATATGCACCTAACTCTTATAATATACAAAGTGTACCTAATGTATATGATAAAAAGGGTAGTGGTAAAGATACTTTTGGTTTCTTCTTTCCTGCATATATTAATAGAGCAGGATGTTATAACAAAGATGGTATATCTGATGTAATTAAAGCCCTATTACAAGTATTAATGGCTAGATATAAAGCTAAATATGGTGCAGACCCTACATCAGTACTTAGAGTTATAGCAGAGGACCCTATTACACCAGCAGAAGCTATTATTAAAGTTAAAGATGCATATTTCCCTGTAGCTTCTTTACAGGAAAGAGCTGATACTCTTGATAAGAATCCTAGTTTATATGATGATATATATGTAGGAGAACTATATACTACTGGTACAGGAGAAATAGAATTTAGACCAACAGATGATATTCCTATTAGAACTTATCCAGTAGATAATGATACTAAAGGTGCTTTAGAGATATATTCTATGCCTAAGAAAGATAGAGAAGGCAAAGTATTTAATGATAGATATATTATAGGAGTGGACCCATATGACAATGATCAAGCAGAATCTCATTCTTTATATAGTATCTTTGTTTTAGATACATTTGTAGATAATTTAGCTGCTGAATATACTGGTAGAACAAACTTTGCAGATGAAGCACATGATATGGTACTTAAACTATGTATTTTCTATAATGCTAAAGCTTTATATGAAAGTAATAAGAAGGGTTTATATTCTTATATGGAAAAGACTAGAAATACATTTAGATTAGCTGATACTCCAGAATATTTAAGAGATAAACAATTAGTTAAATATTCTTCTTTTGGTTCTAATGCTAAAGGTGTTAATGTTAGTGCTAATATTAATAACTTTGCAAATAGACTTATTAAGGATTGGTTATTAATGAAAGTACCTATAGAAGTTAAACAGGAAGATGGACATATAGAAATACAGGAAGTACCTAAATTATATACATTAAAGACTAGAGCCTTAATTGAAGAGGCAATTCAATTTAATCCAGATATAAATGTGGATAGAATTAGAGCTTTAGGTATATTAATGCTCTATAGAGAGCAATATATTATTAGATATGGTACAGGAAGAACAGAATCTAGTTCAGAAATACTAAGTAAAGATTATGCTGGTAATGATGAATTCTTTACTAAGAATTTTGATGCTAGACATATAGGTAAACAGTAAATTTAGTAAAAATAGATTAAAATAATAAGAAATCCACTTATATATAAGTATAAGTGGATTTTTTTATATATCTTTGCAAGCAAATTAAATTAATAATAATATGAGTGAAATAAGTAGTTTTCCAAGACAGGCTTTACCATTTTCTAGAAAGACTAAAAAGTGGAGAAAGCAATGCCTAGATTTTTTTGATTCTAAATCATTCACTCATTATTCTCTATGCAGAAAGAGTGTCCTTCATAAGAAGATTAACTATGATTTATTATTAGGTAAATTACATATGAATGATTTGCAGTTAATATTAAATCCAGATGATATTAAAGCAGATTATATACCTAATAAAATACAACATTATAGTATTCTTCTTCCTAAACTTAATGTTCTTCAAGGAGAAGAATCAAAAAGAGTATTTGATTATAGAGTTATAGTAACTAATCCTACTGCTATTTCTGAAATAGAAGAGAATAAGAAAAAAGAATTAAATCAGAGGTTACAGGAATGGATAACTGATAATTCTATGAGTGATGAAGAAGCTAGTCAGGAATTAGATAGAATTAATGATTACTTTACATATAATTGGCAGGATGCAAGAGAACAAAGAGGAAATTTAATCCTTAATCATTATGTCAAGCAATATGATATGAAAGTAATGTTTAATGAGGGATTCAGAGATGCAATGACTGTAGGTGAAGAAATCTATCAATGTAGTATTGAAGGTGGAGAACCTGTAGTAAGAAGATTAAATCCTTTAAAAGTAAGAATACTCAAATCAGGATATAGTAATAGAATAGAAGATGCAGATATTATTATTCTTGAAGATTATTGGAGTCCTGGAAGAATAATAGATACATTTCATGATGTATTAAAGAAGAAAGATATTGATTATATTGAGAATCTTAAAACAGGTATTGATGAAGGTAAAACAGATGAAATGGGTAATGTTGACCCTAGATATACTATGATACCTGCTGATTTCTTAGATGAAAATATTGAAGTTAATAATGCAGAAGTAAGCCAAGAAGGTTTCTTTAGTTCTATCACAGATGGATATACAGAAAGCCTTATGCCTTATGATATGGCAGGTAATATTAAAGTACTTAGAGTATATTGGAAATCTAAAAGAAAAATTAAGAAAGTAAAATCTTATGATGAAGATGGTGAACCTCAATATAATTTCTATTCAGAAGATTATGTAATTAATGAAAACTTAGGTGAAGAAGAAGAAACTTATTATATTAATCAGGCATGGGAAGGTACTAAGATAGGTGAGAATATCTATGTTAATATGAGACCTTGTGTTGTACAATATAATAGTTTAATGAATCCTTCAAAATGTCATTTTGGTATTATAGGTTCTTTATATAATCTTAATGATAATAAGCCTTTCAGTTTAGTTGATATGATGAAACCATATAACTATTTATATGATGTTATTCATGATAGATTAAATAAATTAATTGCTAGAAACTGGGGTACTTTAGTTAGCTTTGATTTCTCTAAGAAACCTAAGAATTGGGGAATGGATAAATGGATGTATTTTGCTAAGACTTTAGGATTATATGTTCAAGATTCTTTTAATGAAGGTAATGTAGGTGCTGCTACAGGAAAACTTGCAGGAGCTATGAATAATGCTTCAAATGGAGTTATATCTGCAAGTGATGCTAATCAGATACAATCTTATGTAGAATTACTTACCTTTATTAAAAATGAAATGTCAGAAGTAGCAGGTATTTCTCCTCAAAGAGAAGGTCAAGTTAGTAATAGAGAAACTGTAGGTGGAGTTGAAAGAGCAACATTGCAATCTGCACATATTACTGAATGGTTATTTGTTACACATGAAAACTTAAAGAAAAGAGTTCTTGAAGCTTTTATTGAAACAGCTAAAATAGCTATGAAAGGTAATAAGAAGAAATTCCAATATATATTACCTGATGGTGCTTTAAAGATGGTAGAAATAGATGGTGATGAATTTGCTGAATGTGACTATGGTTTAGTTGTAGATAATAGTGAATCTTCTCAGAAGTTGAATCAACAGATAGAAACATTAGCACAAGCAGCTTTACAGAATCAGACATTATCATTCTCTACTATTATGCAATTATTTGGTACTGCTTCTCTTGCTGAAAAGATTAATATGGTTAAGAAAGATGAGAATGCCAAATTACAGCAATTACAACAATCTCAACAGCAGGAAGCTCAACAGGCTCAAGCTACTTTACAACAGAAAGCTGAGAGTGAACAACTTCAAAGAGAACAGGAATATAAGATAAATCAAGAGAATAATGAAACTAAGATATTAGTTGCTCAGATTAATGCAGCTTCTAAAGAAACTCCTATAGAGGAACCTGATAATTCTATGGAGCAAGCTAAACTTGATGAAAATAAGAGACAATTTGATACAAATCTTAATTTTTTAAAAGAAAAACTTGATAAAGAATTATCAATTAAAAGACAACAAATTCATAAACAAGTAAATAATAAACAATGAAAATAATAAATCAACTTGTAGTACAGTCTGATATGCCTAATGATAATAATGTTATTTGGGTATGTGGTAATACTGCTAAATATTATAATAATGGTACTTGGACTACTTTAGGAGAATCTAATGAGGATAGGAAAGAACTTGAAGAAAAGGTAGATTCATTAGATAAAGAAATGGGAGAAGTTAAAAAAGACCTATCTATATTTGGTTCAGAACAAGGTGTAGTAGAATTAGAAATAGGAGATAGTGATGAAATTAAAGCTAATAATTTAAAGAAACTTCAATCTATTCAAACTAATGACCATACTTTCTTTACAGATATTAATTATGGATATGGTACTGCTTCTTGGCTTCCTGCTACAGGGGGTACAGCACTTATTATAACAAGTGAAGGTCATGCAGTTAAATATTTAATATCTATTGAAGGAGTAGTAAGTAAAGATGAGGAATTTACCTTAAAAGACTTTTCAACTGAATTAAATAATAAAGTAGACAAAGTTGAAGGTAAACAATTATCTAGTAATGATTATACTACAGCAGAAAAGAATAAATTATCTAATCTACAAAACTTTACTTTAGAAGCAGCTACTAAGACTAAGCTAGGTGGAGTTAAAGCTATCACTAATATAGCAGACTTAGATGCAGATACTGCTACTATTGGTCAAGTAGCTGGAGTAGTAAATAATTTATTAGCACAATTTAGAACTAGTGGTTTAATACAAGTATAATATGTATACAGAAGATAAAAAACTAAATGCTTTTATTTCTTCCAAGATAGATAAATTAGAATATTCTAAAAGTGAACAAGCACCAATAGATACGTCTTTACTATGGATATATCATAATAATATAAAAGTATATAATAAGTGTATATCTGCTTGGAGAAATATAGGTATATATGATATAGACCATATTGATTTCAGTGGTCTTAGGATAACAGATTTTAATGAACAATTTAGAAAAGTATAAATATGTTTTTTACAAGGGAAGATATTCTAAAAATACAACAAGCTCTATTTAAAGTTAGTGTAAAAGACAGTGAGTTACCTAATGCAGAGCCTGTTACTCCTAATGATATTATATCCATAGTACAAAATGGTAAAAATAAGAAAATTAAAATTGTAGATTTTCTTGAACAAATATCTTTAGGAGATAAAGATATAATTAATATTAGTAATAAGTATGATGAACATTATATTTCTTTGTCAGAAGCTATTAATTTAGTACCTGAATTACAAAGAAGAAAGGGTTTATTTATTACTTTTCAAGATGTAAATGGTAATTGGCAATTTTATCAATTTAGAGGAACTCTAGAAGAGTTTTCTGAGGAAGATAAATGGTATAATTTAGACTTTGAAAAGTATTTAAAGGAAACACTTATTCCTATTACTAATATTGAAATAGATAATTTATTTGCATAACTTTTAATTAATATATATATGAAATTTTTAGATTTAAGTGGTTTAACTCATTTTTTTGGTAAAGTAAAAACTTGGGCTGGTAATAATTATTTGTCATTAAATGGTGGTTCTATACGCGGAAGTGTTATTTTTTATGGGGATTATTCTTTAACCATAGAAGAAACTGATGATAATTCTCAACGATATGTTAAAATAGATTATACTAATGGTATTAGTATAGGTACTCATTTTAAAGAAGATAATGAGACTGTAGATTATGTAAACATTAACCCAAGTTATATTTCAGCTCCACAATTTAAAAAGACTAATGGAAAATCTACACAAGCTCTTATAGCAGATGGTTCAGTTAGAGAGATTGGTTTAGCTAATGGTATTGCAGGACTTGATGCAAATGGCTATGTTCCATTAGCCCAATTAGGTAATCTTGATACTACAGTTGCAGAAGTAGTAACTGCTCTTCCTACAACTAATATTAAGAAGCATATTTATCTTATTAAAGATACTGATGGTGTTACACAGAATCAATATGAGGAATATATTTATACTGGTGATACCAGTACAACTTATGATGCTTCAAAATGGGAGAAACTCGGAGATTTCCGTGCTACAGTAGACCTTGCAGATTATGCTAAGAAGAAGGAGGCAATGCATAGTATGGACGTTTATCATACCGCAACTGATATTCAGATGTCACTTAAAGGTGTAAATGACTTTCCATTGGGTTTTATTGCCATAAATGCAGTTACAAGTCAGTCAGCTGGTGTTATGATACCATCAGATAAAACTAAACTTGATGGAATAGCAAACAATGCCAATAATTACTCTTTGCCAACCGCAAGTTCAACCACAAAGGGTGGTATTACCCTTGGTTATTCACAGAGTGGCAAGAACTACCCAGTTGTGCTTGACGGCAACGGCAAGGCATACGTTAACGTTCCATGGATAGACACAACATATGATTTAACTCCTTATGCTAAGAAGAATGAGGTAGTTGGAGTTAATGAAATTAAAGTAGTAAAAATCCCTCAAGGAAGTAGTACAAAGCAGATGATAGAGTTCTCAAATATAAACAGAGGTGATGCTACTTCTGTAACATTTGAAACAGCCACAACATCTATGAATGGCTTCATATCTGCATCCGATAAGAATAAGCTTGATGGTATATCTTCAGGTGCTACAGCAGACTCTGCAATAACTACAGCAGAGATTGATGCTTTATTTACTTAATAATAACTTTAAAAATTAATTAATATGAAGTTTTTAGATTTAAATGGATTAAAACATTTACTTAAATTTATGGATAGGACTGTAAGTGTTGTTTCTAGTAACTTTCAACCTAATTCTCATGGTGGACGTGATATTCCGTTTATTACAAATCATCAGATTATTAGTAATGATCTCTCAGGTAATATCAATGTATTTAATTGGTTTAAGGGTGCATCAGAAGGAGGTACCTTGGAGATAGTCTCCACAGGTTCTCTAGGTGGAAGACTATATGGTATTGATGATATGAATACATCTATAATGTATAAAATGAATGTAGTATCACCTAACCCTCCAATATTAGATAAATGTGATAGCTTAACCCTATCGTATAATACTTATGCACGCCTAATTAAATTAAAGGGAAAGCTAATAGTTGCAGATTTTATTAGAAACCAATAAAATTGTATAAATAAAATAAATTATTATGAGAAATAAAACAGGTAGAGCAAAACCAGTAACTCCTAAAGCAGGAGTTACTAAGACCTCAAGAAGATATGCTTGTGGTGGTAAACTTAAGAAAAAGAAGTAATGGATAAATTACTTTATAAGATAACAGTAATAGTATTAAAGGTACTTCCAATGCTATTAGCTTTTATTACATTATTAAATTCTATATTATCTTACTTTAATATAGACTTAGTAATATTAAGTTATATAGGAGGAGTATCTTTAATTCCTATGCTGTTTATTTATGTAGCTTCTTATACTTTTAAATTCTGTGAGTATCATAGAATGTTCCTACATTATATAGTAGTTACTTGGATTATAAATATAATAGATTTATACATAGGAATACCTATTAATGATTTAGAATATCTATGCTTACAAATGATAATAGCAGGAATAAGTTTATTTTTAGTATTATATTTTTATTTAAAAAGAAAATAATATGAAACATTATATAAGTAAAAGTCAATGTAAATTATGTATTTTATTATTAAAATATGTACCTATAGTATGTGTAGTATTAATGTTACTACATATTATATTTTCTTTATTGGGTTTTAACTTATGTATAAGTGAGATGTCTATACTTACTTTATGTAGCATAATGGTACTAGTTTGGACTCACTGTTTCAAGTTTTGTTTACTTCATAAACTTTATACTATATATGTATTAATAGGATTATGGCTTATGTCTATTCATAGATTTATAGGTTTAGGATATTTACTGGGATTCTTTAGAATAAGTATGTTATATTTAGGTTTTATATTATTAATAGTTACAAGTATTAAATTAAGAATTACATATGTTGAAGGAATTAAGAGACTTATTGATGAAAATAGTAAATGATATAGATTCAGGTAATTCTAACATTGATGAATCTCAAACTATTGAAATTGCTAGTGCTATAGGTGAATTAGTATCTAGATATAATAAACCTAAAATACCTAATAAACTTACTAGATTAGAAGCTTGTAGACATTTAAGAGTAAGTGAAACTAAATTTAATATGCTTAGAAGAAAGGGTTTAATTAGTGAAGGTACTAAGAAAGCAGGAGATGTTAGAAAGTGGTCTATAGAAGAATTAGATAAATATATTAAAAATAATAGTTAAAAATAATAAGGATGTTGACAAATCTGAAAAGATTTTGTTAGCATCCTTTTTCTTTGTATCTTTGCAGTAGTTTAAATGTTTAACCTTTAAAATTTAATACTATGGAAATACATGATGAAAACAAAAAAGAGTATGCTTCTAAGAGTTTAGCTGGTACTGCATTAGGTTTTGGTATAGCAGGCACTGCTTTATCTTTACTTAATGGTAATGGTTTAGGTAATTTATTTGGTACTAAGAGTACAGTATCTATGCCAGAAAATGTTAATATCAATGGTGGTATTAGCACTAATGATGGACCTACAGTTTATGATGCTATTACTAAAGAGTGGCAAGATGATTTAAATCTTACCAATGAAATGTGGGCATTGAAGTTAAATACTATGGAGAATGCTAAGAATGCTAGAGAAATTGATGTAGCTGAGAAATTCAGCTCCTATAAGGGACAGATAGAGGCTGATTTTAGACTCTACAAAGGTTATAGAGACAGTGATGATAATATCTTAGCTAAGTTAAATGAAGCTGCATTTGGTTTATATAAGTATAATAGAGATTCTAAAGATGCAGTAGAAAAGAGAATTTCTGATATTGAAACCAAGTTAGCAGTTAATGCAGAAGCTGATAAGTGGAGAGATAAGGTATTATCTATGCAGATTAATGGTGTTAATGCTAATGCTGAGAATCTTGTAGCTCTTGAAAGAGAGAGAAGACAATGTGCAGATAATAAGATTGTAAACTATGTAAATAGTACATTCTATCCTGTATCTATTGCAGATGTTACTACAGGTACTACTACAACTAAGGCTAGTACTTATAACCCATTATGTGGTTGTACTTGCATCAGATAAATATAAATAAGTAGGTAGTTTATACTACCTACTTTTAACCTTTAAAATAATTAATTATGAATCCAGTAAATCAATTTATATTAGGTAGTAATCCTTATCTTGATGATTTAGATACACAGATAGCTAAATCTAAAGAGTACCAACAAAGATTAATGCAGTTAAAGCAGAATGAAGGTACTCCTTTATGGGATAAGATAGATTCTGAAATTAATACTCTTACTCCTATACAGCAGGGTAAGATGTTACAGAATAAAGAGTATGCAGAAGTAAATACTAAATTACAAGGTTTAGTATGGAGTGAATTAGTTAAACTTGTAAAATCAAAAGTAGAAACTAATAATAAGGAATTACTCAGCAAGCAACTAGAGTTAATAGGTAAGTTAAAAGCTAAGATAGTTGAAGAGGATACTAGAGAATTAGATTTATTTAATGAGTTTAAAGAATATAGTAAAACTCATCCTAATGCAACATATAATGAATTTTTAAAGAGTAAATAATATGAAGAAAGAAAAGATTATAACTGTATTAAAGCAGTATATTAATAATCAATTAGATACAATTAATACTCCTATAATAAGCTTCTTTAAACCTATAATAAAAAGAATAATAGATAATAATATAAATAAAGTAAACAGTTTTTTAGATTTAATTAAAGATGATAATGATGAAATAGATGTAATAGGTTTATTAGAAGAAATGACTACTAGCTTAATGGATAGTAATGAGTTTGACTATAGTATATTCCATATAGGTAATGGTAAAGTTACTATGTCTTTATTTAATCAGAAAATAACACTTACTACCAGTGATATTGATTTACTGAAATCAATGTTTAATAATTAATACTATGGAAAAACTACTTGATATACTATATAGAAGAGGTCTTATTTCAGCATCAGATAAAGAAGATTTAATGAGAGAGGTTAATATTGAAGAACCTGTTTCTCCTTATAGGACCAAAGTTATTGATAAAGTAAAATCTATGTATCATTATAATGATGGTAGAAAATATGAAGGTGAAAAATATGATTTAGCTACAGCTAAAGACATATATAATAAGTATAAAAGTTCTATAGATACTAAGTATACTTGTGATGATGTTTATGTAGCAATTAATGCACAATATCATGATTATTCTACACTATTTCATAAATGGTTTAATGATATAGATGATAAGATAATTAAATCAGCTATGGTATTCTGGTTTATGGATGAAGATTATACTGGAAATAAAGTAAAAGATTATTTTAAGCTTTAATAATTAAATCTCTTATGTTCTTGCATAAGAGATTTTTTTGTATTATCTTTGCACATTATTAAAGACTTAAAATATGAGAAAGATTTTATTTTTATTATTTATAACTTTACTATTAGGCTCCTGTAAAGTGAAGGAGAAAATAGTAGAAGTTCCTATACCTCAGATAAAAACTGAAATTAAATATATAGATAAGGTTAAGTATGATTCTATTTATTTAAAGGATAGTGTTTATATTATACAGAAAGGAGATACTATATACAATACTAAAGTAGCTTATAGATATAAATATAAGTACTTGAAAGATACTATAACTATTAATAAAGCTGATACTATAACTAGATTACAGAAAATAACAGAAATTAAAGTAAAGAATCAATTAAATGTAGTACAGAAAATATTAATGTATATAGGTTTATTCTCTTTATTAATATTCATAATTATTATATATAAGCATTTTAAGAAATGATAGACTTACTTATTAATGGGGGAATAGCTATTATTACAAGTATAGTTACTTGGATATTAGCTAGAAGGAAATATAATGTAGAAGTAGATGGTAATGAATTAAATAATATACAAAAACAGTTAGACATATATAAAGAGATAGTTGAAGATACTAGAAAGCAATTAAATCTTATTATAGAGTTAAGAGAAAATGATAGAACTACTATACATAAATTGCAGGCTACAGTAGACTCTTTATATCCTTTAGCTTGCCAAATTAGAATATGTGATAAGAGGTCTAGATTAACAGAAAAACAACTTAATAAATTATCAGAAAATGGAGATAGTAATAAAAAGGATAGCTAAGAAATCTACATATACTATAGGTAAACTTTATATTGATAATAAATACTTCTGTGATACATTAGAAGATAAGGATAGAGGTCTTAAAGATACTATGTCAGTAGAAGAAATACTTAAGATTAAAGTTAAACATGAAACAGCTATACCTACTGGTAATTATAATGTAGATATAACTTATAGTCCTAGATTTAAAAAACAATTACCTATAGTACTTAATGTTAAAGGTTTTGATGGTATAAGATTTCATAGTGGTAATACAGACAAGGATTCTTCTGGATGTGTAATTTTAGGTCAAAACAAAGTAATTGGTAAGGTGATTAATAGTAGGGTTACTTGTGAGAAGTTTATCTCTCTCCTTACAGGAGCTAAAAATAAAAAGGAAAAAATTACCTTAAAAATAGAATAATAATTAAAATTATATAGAACTTATAATTATTTTTATTATAAGTTTTTATATATGTTAAATATATATTATCTTTGCAGAGAAATTTAACTAATGGAGAAAAATAATATGGAAGAATTAGATTTGGATAATATTTTAAGTGGTGATGAAATTGCCACTTTATTTGAGGAACCTCCTAAGAAAGAACCTAAAGAGGAACCTAAAGAAGAAAAGAAAGAAGAAACTACTGATTTTGATGAAGACAATCCATTTGGAACTTCACAAAAAGAGAGCGTAGGTAGTGAAGATGAAGATATACAAGGAAAGGGAGATACTGACGATAAGGGTATCAGTTCTTCTCCTAAAAACAAAAACTTCTACTCTTCCATTACTGATGCACTTGTTGTAGATGGTATCTTCCCTGACCTTGATAAAGAAACAATCCAAAATGTAAAGACACCTGAAGATTTTCAGAAGATTATTGAAGAACAGATTAATGCTAGATTTACAGAAAAAGAAAAGAGAATTAATGAAGCTCTTAATAATAAAGTAGAACCTAGTGTAGTTCAGCAATATGAAAGTACTATTGATTATCTTAATAATATTAATGATGATTCTTTAAGTGCTGAAGATGAAGAAGGTGAAAATCTTAGAAGACAACTTATTTATAATGATTATCTTAATAGAGGTTTTAGTAAAACTAGAGCTGAAAAGATGGTTAATGATGCCATTGAAAATGGTACAGATATAGATGATGCTAAGGATGCTTTACAAGGAGTTAAGGATTTCTATAATAACAAGTATAAGGAGATACTTGATAGTGCAAAGGAAAATGAAGAGAAGCTTGCAGAAGAAAGAACTAAACAATCTGAAAACCTTAAGAAATCTATCATGGAAGACAAGAATCTTTATGGTGATGTAGATGTAGATAAAGCTACTAGAGCTAAAATCTATGACTTTATTACTAAGCCAGTACATAAAGATTCTAATGGTAATTATATGACTGCTTTACAGAAGTATCAGTCAGAGAATACCATTGAAGCTATGAAGAACTTTGCTATTTGCTATACATTAACAAATGGCTTTAAAGATTGGAGTAAGTTAGGAAGTAAGCAAGCTAAAAAAGAGGTAAAGAAAGGTTTAGCTAACCTTGAAAAAGTAATTAATTCTACATCTAGAAATAATGATGGCTCTCTTGGGTTTGTAAGTTTTGATGAGAGTTCTTACTTAGGTCAAGGTATGCAGCTAGACATTTAATATATGATTATTAATGTTTAAATTTATATAAATATGTCTGGAAAATTAAGTAGATTTCAGATGCGACCATTCACAACTTGGAATGGTGTAATGAAAGAAAACTCTCTTGCAGCTATGGGTCTTTTAGCTCCACAGAAGTTATCAAGCTTCATGGTGCAACTCTTAGCTTTTAAAAATGGTAAAACTCTTGATACATTCTTATCACAGTTTCCAACTTTAGAATTAGAAAATGACCAAGAAATTACTTGGGATGTTATTGGTAGTGACCGTAGAAATGTAGCCCTTGTTAGAGCTTTAGATGAGAATAAAACTCCTATTACAGCAGAAGGTGCTAATGTTGGTGCTAATGGTGCTCCTTTCTATCTTGAGTTTAATGAGGCTTATTTCTTCCTTGGTGAAGTAATCTTTGGTGAACTTAATGAGCTTTATCAGATTAGAATTATTGCTGAACCTGTAGAGTCTGGTAGTAATTATCTTTATAAGGTACAGACTTATGGTCACAATAATGGTGGTATTCCTAGAGAAAGACTTCAAACTGGTGAAAGATTCTCAACTGAGTATGCTCCAGTAAGTAGAGAATTCTCAAGAGGTGTTGGTGGTATAAATGGTTCTCTTCCAACTAGTATGAGAAATGAGTGGACCACTATTAGAATTAAACATAAAGTGCCTGGCAATAGACTTGACCAAAAGCTTGCTGTAGGTGTTCCTGTAATTCAGAAGACTGAAAGTGGTTATACTCATACTACAGTCAATAAGTGGATTCACTTAGAAGACTTGAAGCTTGAAGAGAAGTTCCAAATGTATAAGAACAATGCTATGATGTTTGGTACATCTACTAGACTTAATGATGGTACTTATAATAACTATGATTTTGGTGGTGCAGTTATTAAGGCAGGTAGTGGTTTAAGAGAACAAATGGAAGCAGGTAATGTGATTTATTATAATCACTTTAGTATTAAACTTCTTGTTGATGCCCTTGGTTCTATTAGCGCAGGTAAACTTGGCTTTAATAATAGAATGTTTATCCTTAAAACTGGTGAAGCTGGTGCTATTCAGTTCCATGAAGAAGTACTTAAAGATGGTAGTGGTTGGCAGCAAATTGTACTTGATAATAGTTCAGTAAATGCTGTAGCTAAGACTACTTCTCAAATGCATACTAATGCACTTAAAGCTGGTTTCCAATTCACTGAATTCCTTGCACCTAATGGTATTCATATTAAGGTAGAAGTAGATGATAGCTATGATGATACTGTAAGAAATAAAATCAAGATGCCTGGCTCTACTTATGTAGCAGAATCTTATAGATATGACATCTTTGATATTGGTAATGTTGAGGAACCAAACATTCAGAAGATTAGAATTAAGGGTAGACCAGAGACTAGAAGCTATATTCCTGGTATAAGAAATCCATTTACAGGACAATATTCAGTTGATTATGCTTCTACTGATGAAGATAGTACAGAGGTACACAAGATGGATACCTTTGGTGTTATTATTAAAGACCCTACAAGAGTAATGTCACTTATCCCTGATATTTTATCAGTATAAGTATAAATAAAAAGGAAGGATTTAAGGATAATATTCTTATCCTTCCTTTTATTTTTAAATTAAAAAGAGAAGAATAAATATGGAAGAAATTTTAGATGATTTGGAATTACCAACAAAGGTAATCCCTGTAGAGAATAAAGAAAAGAAAGTAACTAAACAAAAGAAAGTTAAAAGGGTGATTGAAGAAGATAATGATGAATTAGTATCTTGTCTTAGAAATGAGAAAATTATTGTAAGATATATTCCTAAGATGGGAGGTCTTTGGGCTAATACTACTAATCCTAGACATGTATTATCTGGAGGTATGGCAGATACTTCTTTTAAAACTTATGTAGTACCTAAACTTGCATCTAGTGGTGTTTATGTTAATGTACTTACTAATAAGGAAAAGGAATTCCTTGAGAGTTATATGGGTCTTGAAGATGGTGATTTAAGTATATACAATAGACATAATAACTTCTGGGATAGTGGTAATCCTCAAGGTATTAATAAAGTAACTCTTTATAAGAGAGATAATTACTTTGACCTTAGTATTGTAGATGATTATATCAAATATAAGATTCTATTGGCTAATAAGAATTTTATCTGTCCTTCCTTAAAGGAACTTGAAGATAGACCTAAAGCTACTTATCAGTTTGTAATTATTGAAGAAGGTGCAGAAGCTAAGAAACTTAGTGGTAATGTATCAGCTACAATGCAGTGCTATAAAGAATTTGGTAAGATGGAAGATGATAATGATACTATGAGAGTAGTCATTGAACTTCTTACTATGAGACCACTTGATGTAAATACTAAGAGTGAGTTCTTGAAGAATAAGATTAATGAACTTATTCAAGCTAATCCTAAGACATTCTTAAATATAGTTACTGATGAATATTTAAGCTCTAAGGTTCTTATTAAGAAGTCTATTGAAGCAGGTAATATTTATCTTAAAGGTAATTATCATTATCTTACAGAAAATAATATTCCTCTTTGTAGTAATAATGAAGAACCTACATTGAATAATGCAGCTAGATTCCTTAATCTTCCTAAGAATCAAACTATTAAGTTGATGCTTGAAGGAAAGTTAAAGGAAGATTAATATATAATGGTCATATATTTTATATGACTAATTTTAATTAAATATAAAACAATATGACTAATTTAGAGTTTTCAAATCAGTTTGAAGTACTTTATAATAATATAACTTCAAACCAAGCTCCAGGTCTTGATAACTATGAAAAGAGTGTATTCTTAACTAAGGCTCAAGATGAAATAATCAAGTCTTATTTTGACCCTAAGACTAATAAACCTCAAGAAGGTTTTGATGGCTCAGAAAAGAGACAAATAGATTTTTCTATGATTCTTAGAACTAAGACTTATACAGATACAAATTTTACAGCAGCTACATTTGATATTCATTCTAATACTAAGAAAATATCATTAGATACAGATATTATGATGTTTATCAATGAGTTTGCTGATGTCACTAGACCTAATAATGCTGGTACAGGAACAGTGAGACTTACTGTTATTCCTTTAGATTATAAAGAGTATAGCAGACTTATGTATAAGCCTTTCAAGAGACCTTTATTATATCAGGCTTGGAGAATTCTTGATAATAGTAACAAAAAGAATTCTGTAGAGATTATTGTTGGTCCAGAGGATGTTTTAACTAAGTATTCTATCAGATATATTAAGAAACCTACACCTATAGTTTTGGGTAGTATTGAAGGTCTTTCTATTGAAGGTAAAAGTGACAATACTGAATGTGAGTTAGATCCTATTCTTCATCAGGAAATTCTTCAAAGAGCAGTAGAACTTGCTAAAATAGCAATGGAAGGTACTGCTGCTTCTCATATTCAAGGAGGTAATCAGAGTGGTACAGATAAAGGTTATAATATTCAACAAGCTAATAGATAATGAATGTACAGGAATTCAGTAATTCATTTGATACTTTATTACAACCATACATAACTAAAGATAACTTTGGGGAACAAAATAATTTAGCTTTTGATGAATATGAAAAATCTATATTTCTGACTAAAGCTCAAGAACAGATAGTTCTAGAGCTTTATCAGGAATTAGAACAATCAGAAGAAGTTAGAAAATACTTAAGTAATCTTATTAGAACAGATAACTATGTTCCTATAGGAGAGCAGGATGAGACTTTAATAAATAACAATTTCAAATCATATAAAGTAGAAATAAGTAATGATATATTATTTATAATATATGAACAATGTACTTTAAGTGATGAGAATAACTGTATTAATAATAAAATAGTATCAGTAGTTCCTACTATACATGATGATTTAGATAAAGTACTAAAGAATCCTTTTAAATCTCCTAATAGTAGAAAGGTAATTAGATTAGATTTTGATAATAAAATAGAACTTATATCAAAGTATAGTATATCTAATTATAAGGTAAGATATTTAAAGAAACCTAATCCTATTATATTAGTAGCATTAGAAGATAATTTAAGTATTAATAATGGTGATACAAAAGTATCAAATGGTGAAACTAATCCTATATTACATGAAAGGATAGTTCAAAGAGCAGTACAATTAGCTGTTCAAAGTAAAGTAAAAAGTAATAACGCATAATTAATTATGCATATGTTTAATTAAATATTTAATAATATGTTTATTGGTTCAGATAATCAATTTAGAAACTTATATGTAATGAAAGCATATAAGGACAGTGAATCTGCTCTTGCAGCAGTAGGTGATTTAACACTTAAGGTAGATACTGCTAAGAGTAATGTATATCTTGTTTATAAGGATACAGAGGATACAATTACCAGTGACCTTATTAGTATTAAGAATCTTCTTTATGCTAAGGCAACTAAGGCTGCTGATATGGCTAGAACTCTTAATTCTCAGTCAGTAACCCTTAATGCAGACCCTATTAGTGGTCAAGATTATGTACTTAATGTTGAGGTAAGAAACTTTGTAGCTCTTGGTGATGATTCTACTCATATTAAGTTTGGTGCAGTTCATGCAGTAAAAGGTATGACTAAATCAGATTTTTACAAGGCTATGGCAGTTAATCTTGCTAAGAATCTTAGTAGAGAGCCTTCACCTATTCTTAATGTATTACTCACTAAGAATGATAGTGCAGCTAGTGGTGAAAAGGATTCAGAAGTAGCAGTACTTCTTAATGGTAAGATGCAGAATCTTGCTGCTCTTAAACCTACAGAGACTTATACTGATATTATCATTGATGAAGTTGAGCAACCTTGGAGAAGAGGTGTAGCTCAAGTAGAGCCTGTTAATTTCAATACTACTTGTGGTACTATTCTCATGGATGGTGATGATGTAATCTGGGGTACTGTAGAAAAAGAAACTGGTGATGAAATCCAGAATGGTAAGCAAATTGCAGATATGGAGTGGTTCTATCATGGTACTAGAGGTGATATTTATAGAGAAGCTACATATCCTGATAACTTTGACTTCAAGCCACTTGTTGATGAGACTAAGACTTATAGTACATTGGATATTCATTTTGCTTATGTTGGTCCAGGTGTAGAGGTAGCTAAATCTGAGAGAACTATTACAGTAGTTTGTGCTACAGCAGCAGAACTTACTAAGCTTATTACAGCTCTTAAAACTGCTACAGGTGTGGATGCTGGTGCAGTATCATAATATATAGGGTAGGAGTTTATTCCTACCCTTTATTGTTTCATTTAATTATTTATAATATGATAAGATTTAATGAACTTAAAATTGAAGATAACTACATAATTATTGATGTACAAATTGAAGAAGATGAATACTTTAAAGATATGTATATTGATAGTATAGTTATTGACACTCAAGATACATTTATAGCTAATGGTCCTAGTAATAAGGCTATATATACTAAGACATTTAATTCTGAAGAAGATACTTCTTATGAAAATAATCCTTGTATTACTACAAAAATGGAAGAGAATGTTTTCTTCTCAAACAATAATAGAGTTAGAATATATATAAGTGCTAAAGAATTAAATGTAGATATACATAAAACTATGTTCTTTGTATATGCTATAGCAGGAGGAACACCAGCAGCAGATACTCCATGTAGATGGGATGAAAATAAAGCTTTACATACATTAGTAGATGTAAAATTACTTTATAATACTATGATACAATATGTAAAGGAATTAGGAAGAGAATGTAGTACACCTGATAACTTTATTAATGCCATTCTTCAATTTAATGCTATAGATTTAGCTTTAAAAACTAATCAATATCCTTTAGCTATAGAGTTATGGAAGAGATTTTATAGTGATATAGAATCTAATGCAGTATTACCTAATTGTGGATGTAATGGAAGACTTTAATTTAATTACAGTAGATACTTTAAATAAGTACTTTGACATATTATCTAAGGCAGGATATGTTAAGAATAAAGAAGTAAATAAAGTAATTATTCTTACATTCCTATCTAGATTATTGAATGACTTCTCTGAATATATAACAGAAGAAGATTATAATGATATTATTAAATCTGTTTATTGTCTTAGTGATTGTTTAATAAGATTACCTAGATATAAGATATATAAAGATGGTCTTATTCACCATAAATATTATGATGGTCTTGAATTAAGAATTACAGAAGATGAATTAAATAGGTTTACTGAAAACAATAAAACTAGAATACTATAACAATATTAATTAAAATCTTGGTGTATAAGATATTATTTTGTATCTTTGCATCAAGATTTTTATTTTATAATATTATGAAAGTTAAAGAAATTATATACATTATATTAGATAGAATAAAAGGTACTTCAGATGATTTCAGTTATACTGAGGAACATATATTATTCTTAATTAATAAGTACAGAAGTTATATGTTGAAACAGACATATAAAGATGTAAAGAAAGAAATTCCATATAGTAATTATCAGACTATATGTTTAGACTTGGAAACAGAGAATAAAGGTTTATGTCAAGGTATTATTCTTAGAAGTAAACAAGAAATACCTAACATTATTAATATTAGTAAACCTATCTTACATACAGAATATGAGAATACTAAAATTGTCTTTACTAATAGAGACAGATTTAGATTTGTTGGCAGTAATAAATTCCTGAGAAATATTCTGTATTCCTGTATAGGAGAAAATAATAAGCTATTAATGAAATCAAATAATCCTCAATACCTTCATTTAAAGAGTATTAAGTTAGAAGGAGTATTTGAAGACTTTGAAAAAGCATTTGAATTATCTTGTGATAGTAACAAACAATGTGATATATTAGATGCAGAGTTTCCATTTGAGGATAGTTTAGTACCTCAGATGTGTGATAGTATTTATAATGTATTGACTAATAGTATTTATAAACCTAAAGATGATAGTAATGATGCTAATGATACATTAGCTAACTTAGCTAATTATCTTAGAAATAATATGAAATCAGACTTTCAAAAACAGATAGATGGATAATTTTAGAAGAAAAATATTGAAGGTAGATGATGGAGGACATCTACATAAAATAAGAAATAGTATAGGTATATATGATATTTACAAAATGCTTAGAAAGAATAAATGGTTAAACATAGGAAGACCTTTAACTGAGCATGAATTCTATACTATTATAAGACAAGTTAATAATAACATTGCAGATAATATTAAGAAAGGTAATACTATAGAACTGCCTAGTTTTATGGGTACTTTTGAGATACTTAAATATAAGTCTAGTATTAAATTTGAAAATGGTAAACTGAAGACTAATTTACCTATAGATTGGAATAGAACCTTAGAATTATGGGAGAATGATAAAGAAGCTTTTAGAGATAAAACTGTGTTAAGATATGAATTAGATTATATCTATAAATTAAAGTATAATCCCTATAAAGCTAAATTTAATAATAAGACTATATTTCAGTTTAAGTTTATAAGAGATATTAAACAAGGTATATCAAAAGAAATACAAAAAGGTAATATTGATGCAATATTAAAATATAAATAATATGGTAAATGAAATAAATTATATAAGTATAAATGAATTAGCTTCAAGAGTATTAGACAACACTTTACTTAGTGATGTTAATATTGAACAGATTATTAGACATGTATTAGATTTTATGGCTAAATTTGGAGTTAATAATATATATAAAGATAAAGAGACTATTCTTACTGTACAGGAGTATAGAGCTTTACTTCCTTGTGATTTAATCAGAATAATGCAGTTAAAAGACTGTAAAAGTAGTTTATGCTTTAGACAAATGACTTCAAGTTATATTCCTACAGATAATGATAGAGATTATGAATTAACCTTTAAGACACAAGGTAGAGTATTATATACTTCTATTAAAGAATGTGAAGTTAGATTAGCTTATAAAGCTATACCTATAGATGATGATGGATTTCCATTACTTATAGATAACCCTCTTTATCTTAAAACCTTAGAGTTATATATTAAGAAAGAAGTATATGGAGATTTATTTGCACAAGGTAAATTAAATCAAAATGTACTTACTCATATTGAACAACAATATGCTTGGAATGTAGGACAATTACAAAGTGAATTTAATACTCCTAGTGTTCAGGAAATGGAGTCTATTAAGAATATGTGGACCTCATTATTACAATATAATAATCATTTTGTAAGAGATTTTAAATATGGAAATTCTAATCATAATAAAATAGTTTAATTATGCAGAAGAAATATTTTAATTTTCAACCTAAAGGTATGAATACTAATATGTCTTTTAAATTTCAATCTAATGAATATGCAACTTATATGAAAAACATTAGATTAACAGAAGATAATAATGGTGTTTTATCTTTACAATTTGAAAAAGGAAATAAGATATTAAATACAGGTATATCAGGTTGTGTAATAGGTACTTGTATATTAAATAAATATTTAGTATTATTTACTCAAAGAACTGAAGCTCATAGAAGACCTGATGGAAGTATTGTTTCTTATAACATTGATAGTATTTATAGATTAGAGATAGTAGATAATGAATTAATTACTACACAACTATTTGAAGGCAGTCTTAATTTTGATACAAAATATCCTATAGAAACATTAGGAGTATATGAAAATGAAAATATACAGAAAGTGTATTTTATAGATGGTAAAAATCAAGCTAGAGTAATAAATATATTAGAAGATTATACTGCTAAATATGATGATATTATAAAGTACAAAGCTACGGCTTTTGATTTTGTACCAGAGTTACAACTTAATGAATCTATTTCTATAAAAAAGATTATAGGTACAGGTGAATTTCCTCAAGGTACTATACAATATGTATTTTCTTATTATAATAAAAATGGCAGACAATCAAATTTATTCTATCAATCTCCACTACAATATTTATCTTATGCATCAGGTGTATCTCCTGAAGATAAAATAAATTGTAGTTTTAAATTAAAAATATATAACCCTGATAAGCAATTTGATTATCTTAGAATTTACTCTATTATAAGAACTTCTCAAGATGCTACTCCTACTGTAAAGAGAGTAATAGATTTATCTATTTCAAATACTAGTAAAAATAAAACTAGTTTAGCTAAAGGTAGTACTCTTAATACAGGTAGTAATTTAGATGATTTTGGTAAAACTATGAAGGTCAATAATATTGCAAAGTTTGAGCAGATTGATAATTATAATAATGGTCTTTATGTTCAAGGAGCTGCTTGCTATGGTAAATATCTCTTTCAGGCTTATATTGGGGGTAAACTTATTGATATTATTGATTTAGAGACTAACCAAAAACAAGCTTTACTTACTATTAATATAGATGTTAATACACAAGCATATCATGGTAATGTATTATCTTTTGGTAAAGATATTGCTCCTGGTAGTAACTTTCCTTACTTGTATTACTCTTGTGAAAATAACAGTAAGCCTCAAATATTAGTAATAAAGATAACTAGTTCTAATGCAGATAGTAATCAATGGACTGGGGAATTAGTACAGACAATATATTTACCAGAATGTAATGGTGGAAATTCTCAGAATGGAAGTACAGATATATCAACAACTTTTAAACATTATTATCAGAATGGTTGTATAGATGCAGAGAATAATTGTATTTGGGTATCTGGATATACTATGGAAAGTTTTAATAATAATATAGGTGCTTATGATAATAATAAACTTATTTATAGGAAGTATGAATTACCTTCTGTTTCTGAAAAGAAAGTTTATTTTTCTTATAATAATGTTCTAGATTCTTTTATCTTACCTTTTAAAAAAGGTACTCAGGGTATGGTTATCAGAAATAATAAATTATATCAATGTTTTGGATATGACAATAAAGATGTATATGATGAATTTTTAGATTGCATTGATTTAAGTACTAAGCAGATATTCCATAGCTATCAATTTCCTAAAACACAATTAGCAGGTTTAGGTGAAGAGTTAGAAAGTCCTTATATTTATAAGAATAATCTGTATTTATCAGCAACTGTTAATAGTTGGAGATATTATACCTTATGGAATATATCATTTAATGGTGGAGGTGGTACAACTGTAAAACCTTCTGAACCACCTATTCCAGAAGAAGAAGCAGATATATCATTTATAGATAATGGTTCTATAGGAGATATTATAGACCCTACAGAATTACTATATTTAGGAGGTAATACTATATGTCCTAATACTTTTGAACAGAAGGATGGTACTTTATTCTTAGGTAATTATGAGATAAAAAATAATGATTTAACTAAGGAACAAGTAACTAATTTAGCAGCTTTATTACATAATAAAATATCTTTTAAAGAGATTTCATCATCTATAAATAATAATATAGATTATTATAATTATGAAGGCTTACTATTATCTGAGGATATAGCTGGATTTAAATATTTAGAGTATTATGGTATAGCTATTCAATTTCAGAATATAAATGGCAGATTTAGTTCTCCTATATATTTAGGTTCTATTAGAAACTATATACCTTCAAAAATAATACAGAATGATACAAGTATAAAATCTAAAAGAGCTATAATAACATGTAATTTTGCTACCGGAGAAATATCAAAAATAATAGATTTAAATATATGGAAGAAGGCTAGATTATTAATGGTTAAATCAGATAATTCATTGAGAACCATTCAATGTCAGGGTATAGTATCTCCTACAGTATTTAATTATTCAGATAGATATAATAATGCTGCTTTTGCAATGGCTGATTGGAAAATGTCACCTATAGGTCATAATTGTAAACCTTTAACTTCAAATGCTTATACAGATTGTGAGATACAAAATATAAGTTTTAGTAGGAGTCCTTTTTCAAACTCTTATAAAGGAAATGTAAGAGATTTAACATTAAAGTACTGGTATATACCAATAGCTTCTTATCAACCTGAATGTTATTATGCTGTAATGTATGATAGTGGTAAATTAGCTAAAAGTTTTGCTAAAGAAGCTCCACAGTCTTATAGCAGGACATTAGAAATGATAAATGAAGCTTATCCAGATTTGACAAAGGATATCTTAAAAACAGCAATATCTGCTGAGGAATGGAGAAAACATAATCAAGATAATTTAGGTTCACATGTATTTAATAATATAGGTAATCCATTGTATAAAGATTATTTGGATAATTTCTCAGAATGTTTTGCTAGAGATGAATCAATAGTTACATTTAATTCACCAGATATTGAAGAACAGGCAAACACCATAAATGTAAATAACACGAAATTCAGAATAATAGGAGTACTTGAATCAAAACCATTATTTGCAAATTTTTTAGTACAAGGTGAAAATCTTAATGACCCATCCTTGGGAGAAATAAAAATTAAGCAGTTTGATGAATTATATTCATCATTGTTATGGAGAGATATGGATTCCAGTTGGGATAATTTAGGTAGTTATGATGTTAATAAAGATTGGTTATTTGCTACTTATTTATGGCATAGAGAAACTACTTTCTCAGATAATGGTATAGAAAAAAAGAATAGCGATGGAAATTCTAGAAAAGTATGGTCAAAACCACTGAAAAAAATTATTTCAAATACTAGAATTTGTAATACTTTATATTTAAAAGATTCAATTAACTATTTATCAGGAATTGAAGAAGATAAAAAATTTAATTATTATGATATAAACTTAAATGAATGTAAAGTTATAACTACTAATAATGATTCTTTATATACAATAAAGAGTAATCAGGATAGTTTTTATAGTAAGGAAAAATTAACTTACTATAGTGATGTAAACAAGTTATTTCCTACACATATAGAATATAATATAAGAGGAGTATCATATACTGGAGGTAATTTACTTAATTATATAGAAACTGATTCTTATTCTAATGTTAAGGTAGACAATAAAATAGTAACATCAAAAGACCCTATAAGAATAAAGTATAAAGAAACACCACATGCAATACTTAATTTTGCTACAGATAATAATCAGGTAGTAACTTTACCTAAACCCTTTGAAACTATATCTATAACACCTCAAGCTAAGTATTTTGTATTTTGGAATGCAGTTAATAGAGGAAGTACTACTTTAAATCAAAGAAGTTATTATAAAGATTCTTATTTATTTAAAGATTGGATGGATGAAAATTCTAGTACTTTTGCTACTACACAGAATCCTTATACAGGAGATAATATTAAAAGTTTTTTAAATAGTGAATATTCAGATATAAATGTTAATAAACATGATTATTACTATCTAGCAGAGTTATATACTACAAATGATTCTCCATATGAAACTTATACAGGTAATAAAGATATTATCTCTCAATATTCTTTTATTTCTATAGGAGAACCTATAGACCTTGAAGAAAGTGTAACATTAACAGGTAAGTATGGAGATACTTATTATCAAAGATGGGATTGTTTAAAAACATTCCCTTATAGTACTGATGATAAGAATCAATATATAGATATTACTTCTTTCTTTGTAGAATCTAGAATAAATCTTGATGGTAGATACGATAAACAAAGAGGTTTAAAATATAATCTTGGAGTACTTAATACTAACTTTAATCTTATAAATAAGTCTTATACACAAAGAAATAATTTCTTTAATTATAGACAAATAGAAGATGAAGGAGTTAACAGTTTTCCTAATCAGATAACTATATCTAAAACTAAAGTATTAGGAGAAGATATAGATTCATGGACTAATGTTACATTAGCAAGTGTATTTGATTTAGATGGAGATAAAGGTAAACTTAATGCAATAAGAAAGATTAATAATGACCTTTATTGTTTCCAAGATAGTGGTGTATCAAGATTACTTTATAACTCAAGAGTACAGGTTAATACTTCTGATGGTGTACCTATTGAAATAGCTAATAGTGCTAAATTACAAGATAAGCAATATTTATCTGACTCTATAGGATGTCAAAATAAATGGGCTATTAAATCTACTCCTTCAGGTATTTATTTTGTAGATACTTATAATGGAGAACTTTATAAATTAAATGATAAAGGTATTACTCCTATATCTCAAAATAAGTTTAAAAATTACTTTACTAAATTAAGTTCTAATGTATGGTCACCATCATTATGGAATTATGCTAATCCTAATGAGACTATAGATTCTATTAAGCTTGAATATGATAGTACTACTTATGATTTATATATAATAAATAAAGACACTGCTTTAGCTTATAATGAATTATTAGGAGAGTTTACTTCTTTCTATGATTATGGTTCTATTTTATATTGGATAAACTTAGAAAATAAGAGTTTACAAATATATAATGATGGAATATATGAAGCATATAAAGGTGATTATGGTACTTTTAAAGGTAATAGAAATTGCTCTGCTATTATAGAATTTATAGCTAATGGTGATTTTGATTCTGACAAAGTCTTTGAAACAGTAGAACTTACTACAAGTGATATTGCTAAGATTAATAATTGGAAAGCAGATTATTATCCATTTGATACTTTAAATGTAAGTAATGAATATCAAGAAGGTAATAATATAGCTTCTGGTACTACTATTAAAAAGAAGTTTAGAACTTGGAGATGGCAGATACCTAGAAACAATAAAAAGAATGAAGATGGTATTATAACTAATAGAGATAGAATTAGAAATATGTGGGCTAAGATAAGACTCAGTAAAAATTATAATTCTCCTTTATCTATTTATGATATTAATGTGGCTTACTATAGTTAAATTATAGCAGAATATTAAGTATTTACTTAGTATTCTGCTATTTTTTATTAATTTTATTTGTAGTATTAAATAATTTGTGTATCTTTGCAAAATAAAATAATTAACTATGAGAAAGAAAGATAAGTTATATACAATAAAACAACCTATTAATTTATATCCTAATGGAGGTAACTTATTAAGTGATTTAACTAATGGTAATGGTCTTAGTTTAAAGAATACCTTTAGTGGTCAAAATTTAATAGATATAGCTAAAGGTGGTATAGGAGCTTTAGGTTCTGTTGTAGGACAAATAGGAGGTAATCTTATTGGTGGTGGATTATCTTCTGGAGCAGGTAATGCTATTGGTAGTATTGGTAGTACAGTTGGTAGTGCAATATCTTCTGTTAATCCTTTACTTGGTGGTATAGTATCTGTAGGCTCTGGATTAATAGGAGGCTTAACAAATAGAATGTTTGGCTCTAAGTTAAACAAAGAGAATATTAATGCAGTAAAAGGTAATATATCTTCTACAGCTAATGCTTCTTTTGGTGGTAGTTCAGATGACTTAATGAGTCAATTATCTGATGCTTCTATGATAGGTAATATTAATAAAAGAGATATTGGTAAAGATGGTTGGTTTAGTAATAAAGCTGGAAAATTAACTAATCAATTAAGAGCACAGGCAGAGAAAGCTAATACAAGATTATATAATAATTTTAATCAAGCTGCTGATATTACTAATGAAAATCAATTTCTTCAAGGTATGTATAATATAGGAGCCTTTGGTGGTCCTTTATTTAAAGATGGTGGAATTATGATTAAGAAAGAAAATAGAGGTAAATTTACTGAAAGTGCTAATAGAGCTAATATGGGTGTACAAGAGTATGCTAGACATATATTAGCTAATAAGGAAGATTATTCTCCAACATTAATTAAGAGAGCTAACTTTGCTAGAAATGCAGCTAAGTGGAATGCTTTTGGTGGAGACTTAAATACTTATGGTGGTACTTATAATGGTGGATTAGAATATATAGATAATGGTGGTACACATGAACAGAATCCTTTAAATGGTGTACCTATGGGTACTGATAGAAATGGTACTCCTAATTTAGTAGAAGAAGGAGAAACTATATGGAATGATTATGTATTCAGTAATAGACTTAAAGTACCTGAAACATTAACAGATAAATATAAATTAAGTAAAGATATAACCTTTGCAGAAGCTAGTAAGAAATTAGGTAAGGAAATAGAAGAAACTCCTAATGACCCTATCAGTAAAAGAACATTTAATTCCTTTATGCAGGATTTACAACAATCACAGGAAGAAGTTAAAGCTAAGAAGGAATTAGCTAAGGCTAAGAGACAATTTAATAAGTTAAGTCCACAAGAACAATTAGGAATACTTAATGGTACTCCTGTACAAGGAGATAACACCATGTTATCTAATCCTAATGAAATGGTTTCTAATGCACCTCAACAATTTGATAATGGTGGTTGGATGTTTGATAATATGTGGGAAGGAGCACCTGAATATCAGAATAGTTATTTAAAAGGTAATATTCCTTATTATCAAGGTAAAGTAAGTAGCAAGGGTTATAGTGTTAAAGACATAGAAGGTACTGATAACTATAAGAACTTTACCAAGTATGCTTTAACATTACCTGATACACATAATTATTGGCAGACATTAAGTAATAAAACAGGTAAAGATGTTACTTATTTAAAGAACAATTATGAGAGACTTAGAAATGATGGTAAACTAGGTTGGGTACATAGAACTCCTAAATTTAATAATATTAGTACTCAAACTGATACTCCATTTACTATATACCAACCTTTAGATGCACTTGGCAATCAGAAACCATTTAATATGTTATCACCTTATGGTATGGGATATAGTGCAAATGATATAGTACCTTTTAGTGATAGGATGGATGCTAATGGTAATACTGTTATAGATTTAAAGAATAAAGAATTTATATCAACAGATACTAAAAAGAAAACTAATAATAAAGAAGATAATGGCTTATTACCTACTTGGATGAGATATGCTCCTATTGTAGGTTCTGCTATAGGAGCAGCAAGTTCTCTGTTAAGTAGACCTGATGAAAGTAGTGCTGATGCAATATTAACTGCTGCAAGAGAAGCTGGTCAATATACACCAATATCCTTTAATCCTATTGGAGATTATATACAATATAATCCATTTGATAGAGACTATTATATTAATAAATTAAATGCTGAAAGTGGTGCAGCTAGAAGAGCCATAATTAATCAAGCTAGTGGTAATAGAGGTAATGCTATGGCAGGTATATTAGCAGCAGATTATAATGCTCAGAATCAATTAGGAGCATTAGCTAGACAAGCTGAAGAGTATAACTTAGCACAAAGACAGAAAGTAGCAGAGTTTAATAGAGGTACTAATATGTTTAATACTGAAGGTATGTTTAAAGCTGATACTGCTAATCAAGCTGCTAAGATGCAAGTTAGAAATACTTTATTACAAGGTACTATGCAGGCAGAAAGACTTAGACAAGCTGCTAGACAACAACTTGCAGCAGAGAGAAGTGCTAATCTTACTAATCTGTTTAATAATATTGGTAATATTGGTAGAGAGAATATGAACTTTAATATATTAAATACTAGTGCTGCATTCCCTTGGGCTATGACAAATAAGGGAGAATCTAAGTATAAATCAAGAAAGAGAGGTAACAATGGCTAATTATAGTTTAACAGTTAATTCTACATTTAATCCATACTCCTTACAGGAGCTACTTCCTATATATCAAGCTAATGCTCAAGCACAATATCAAGCAGAAGAAGCTTTCTCACAATTACAGATGAAAGCAGACCAATGGGAAAAGTTAGCTAATAATGCACAAGATGCTGATGTTTATAGTAAGTATAAATCATATTCAAATCAATTAAAGGAAGCTGCTAATGATGTACTTAATAATGGTATTAATGCTGCTAGTAGAAGAAACTTAATGAATATGAGAGCACAATATGCTAGTAACATAATACCTATTGAAGAAGCTTATAATAAGAGACAGCAACAGTCACAATTATTATGGCAAGCTAGATTACAAGACCCTACATTAATTGCTCAAGACCCTAGTGAATTAGGTCTTAGTTATTATATGCAGAATCCTAGTTATACTCCACAGAGTTATAGTGGTAAGTTATTAACTGCACAATCAGCACAAGCTGCACAGAATTTAGCTAAAACTTTAAGTAGTTATGGTAAGGGAAAACCTATAGATAATTATACTAATACATTCATACAAAGACATGGTTTAACTAGAGATGATGTACAGAAATATCTTAATGGTGATACTACTGCTACTAATAAAGTATTAGGTGCTATCTATCAACAGGTTTATGACTCTAGTCAAATAGGTAATTGGGCTAATGAAAATCAAAAGAGACAAGCAGCTAGTTTTATTAAACAAGGTATGTGGTCTGCTATAGGTCAAGATACTGTTAATGCTATGGAGAACTTTGAAGCTAGAGAGAATTATAAGTTCAATCAACAATTAGCTTTATTACAAGCTCAGCAGCAACAAAGTAATAGTATTGCAGTAAATGAAATGCCTATTTATACTCCTGAAGAGCAGAAAGAAGCTGATAAAATGAGAGATAAATATAAGCAATATTTCTATACTAAGAATGGTAGAACTTACTTAAGTCAAAAGGGTAGAGAGGAATATGAAAGACAAACTACTACTAATGAACCTGTAAAATATGATTCTAAAGCAGGTAAATGGTATTATGTAAGAAGTTCTATGATACATAGTGGTATGCAGGGAGCAGTTTCTGGAACTAAACAATATGTAGAAAAAAATGCTAAAATAGAATATGAAGGTAATACTCCTGTAGTTAAAGTTAACACTGGACAATCTCAATTTAGAAGTTTATTAGATTCATTAGGAGCACAGAAATACTTAGGTAAAGGTAAAAATTGGCAGCCTGGAAATGTAGGTAACTTATGGAGTAAATATATAAGTACTGGAGTTAGAGGTGATGCTAAACAATTTACTGAATATGACTATGCTTTAAGTACTGAACAACAGAAGGCTTATAAGAATCAAATAGCTGCTGCTAATATTGGTAGAGATAAAATTTATGCTGCTAAATTTGATAGAAAAACAGGTACTTGGAAGAAAGATAAAGATATTGATTTAGCAGACTTCTTAAATGAAGATAATAAATGGACAGTTACTAATGCTAGATTTGGAGCACAAGGTAGAACTTATATAGCAAAGAATAAAGATGGAGAAGTAATAAGATTTGTAATGCCTGTAGGAATTAATCCTAATGTTGAAAAGAACATTGATACTCTTACTAATCAATCAATGGAAATAAATAAGATACTTAAAAGTGGTAAGTTAAATGGTAAACCTTTAACTGATACACAAAAAGCTCAGTTAATACAAGCTTCTAATAATGCTATACAACAAGCTTATTTATTCCAGTCTCAATTAGGTGTATTAAATAATACCTCAACACAGGATTTTGCTGCACAAGCATATGAATAAATTTATATAATTATGGTAAAGTTAAAGACACAAAAACCAATAGATATAAGAAAGAGTGGTCTACAGAATTGGAGACAACTACAACAACAGAATAATGCTATTCAAAGTGGATATGACCCTGAAGTAGCTCAATATTTAAATGAATTAGATATAAAGAGACCTTTAAGACATATGATGAATCCAGAAGAGGCTGCACCTCATGTAGTGCAGTCTCCTCTCTACAATACTGATACTAAGTTAGGAGAATCAATGTTTGATGAAGATATTTATTCTCCTGAACAGTTTCAAAATGCATCAGATGTAAGAGCTGAAAACCAGCCTTGGTATTCTCAATTAGGTGCTGGTATTGCTAAAGGAGCAGTACTTGCAGGTACTACTTTTCTTGATGGTACTATGGGTTTATTATATGGTGGTGCTAAAGCTATAGAAGAAGGTAGAGTTGGAGCATTATGGGATAATGATTTTTCAAAAGCCATGCAATCTATAAATGATTGGTCTGAAAGAGAATTACCTAATTACTATACTTCTCAAGAACAAGATGCTAGTATATGGGATAAATTATTTACAGCTAACTTCTGGGGAGATAGTTTCATTAAGAACTTAGGATTTACTGTAGGTGCATTCTATAGTGGTGGTTTAGAAGCAGGAGCTATAAGAGGTTTAGGTAGATTAGCTATGGCTGGAGCAAAGAATTTAGGTGCTACTATAAGCACTATAAAGAATATTGCTCAAACTACACAAGCTACTGCTTCAATCTTAGGCTCCTTTACCAGTGCAGTTAATGAAGGTAGAATAGAAGCATTAAATAATAGTAGAGACTATTATAAAGCAGTATCATCAGATTTACTTAATCAGCACAATGAAAGATTAAAGTCAATACAAGATAATTATTATGGTACTGAAATGTATAATACTCTTGTAGCACAGGAAAATGATAATTATAATAAAGCTATGACTAAATTATCAGAAGATAGAGTTCATATGGGTAATGTAGACTTAGCTTTAAATATTCCTATACTTACAATATCAAATTTAATACAATTTGGTAAGATGTATGGTAGAGGATTTAAAACTGCAAGAAGAGCACAACAAATAGAGAATAATATTGGTGGTAGGGGAATAACAGGTACATTAGGTCACTATGCACCTGAAACTACTAAAAAAGAAATATATACTGCTGCATTAAAGAGTCCTATATCAGAAGGTATGGAGGAGGTTAATCAGCAATTAGCAAGTAATATATCTGCTGATTATTATAAAACTGATGTGAATAATTATTATAAAGCTCTTACAGACCCTAAAAATAAACAGGAAGCTAATTCTTGGTTAAAAGCTTCTATGCAGGCTTTTACTGAAACTATGGGAGACCAATCTACTTGGGAACAATTCTTAGTAGGTGCTATGACTGGTGCTATGGGTATGCCTAGATTCAGGTCTTTTACTAAAGAAGGTAAGTTTCAAAGTCCTATTACTCTTGAAGGTGGTATAGTAGGAGAATATAGAGATGTTACTCAAAGGATTGCTAGAGAACAAGCTATAGCAGATAAACTTAATGAAAGAGTAAATTCACCTGAATTTAAAGCTTATTATGATGGTTATGTAAGACATCAAGGTTTTCAGAGAGCAATGAATAATGCTACACAAAACAATGATGAATTTGAATTTAAGAATGCAGAGAATGCACAATTAATATCAGATATAACTATGTTTGATAGTGTAGGTAGACTTGATGATTTAACTGAAATGATTAATCAAGGTCTTGGTGATACCTCTAGTGAAAATATAGAATCTATTATTAAGAATACTGGTAGACAAATATCTAAAGAATCTCAAGTAGAAGAACTTAATAAACAACTTCAAGAAAATCAACAAGCACAATCTGCTACTAATGATGCAAGTGAACTTGTTAGATTAAAGCAGGAAGAAGTAGATATTCAGCATAAAATAAATACTGCTAAAGATTATTATATAAGTCCTTATACTGATGAAAATGGTAATAAGTTATCTGATGAAGAAATTGCTAATCAGATGAATAAAGCTAAAACTGAATTCTTAGATAAGATTAATGAGTATAAGCAAATTAAGAATGACTTAATTGAAGCTTCAAATGATTCATTAAGTGATGAACAATTAAATGACCTTATTTATTTAAAGAGTAGTCTTAGTGATTGGAAAGATAGAGGTACTTCTATTAGAGATAAAAATAAAGATGTAGTATCAAAAATTATTAAACAACTTACTGATGTAAGAACTGTACTTAATGATACTAATTCAAGACTTACATCTGAGAAAGATGCTAAAGAATATAATCGTAATAAGAGGAAACTTGAAGATATAGAGAATACTATAAAAGTATTAGAAATATTTAATAATAGTGAGAATCCAGATTTACTTATATCTAATGAAGGTCTTAATGTAAAAGCTCTTAAAGATATAGCAAAAAACTCTTTAGGTATTGATGCAGATGAATATAATAGATTTAGTAAAGATTTAAATGATTTAATCAAGATAGGTAAAGCTAGAAAATCATATAAGGAAAAGCTTATTGAATATATGCTTAATCCTGGTAAGATAGATGAAGCACATGAGAATGTAGATAATCAAAATAGGCAAAAACAGAAAGACTTAGATGTAAGAAGAATACTTGATAAAGTTAATAATGCTACTACTTATAAAGATATAGATGATATATTTAAAGAGGAGAATCTTGAAGATGCAAGTATCTTAACTAGTAATAATACTGAATTAGGTAGTACTTATGCTAAGTCTAAGAGCTTTATGAATAGTGTTAATAATGCTATTGATAAACTTGATATTGATGAAGATGATAAAGCTCAATTAAAAGCATATGCTCAAGAAAAATATAATAACAGTACTTCTTATGAAGAGTTAACTAATCCTGACTATCAAATAACAGATAATGAAGATTTATTAACTAATGATTATTATACTCAACAGTTGAATAATGCTATGGTTACTGCTATTAAAGATATGTCTGAAAAGCAATCTATTCCAGATAATAAAGAAGTAACACCTGAGCAATCTAAGTTTACTATTGATACTAATGGTGAAAGAACTGGTGCTGATGATAATTCTACTGCTCCTGTACAGGAGAAACAAGATGTATTATCACCATTAAGAACTGCAACAGAAAAACTAAATAAACCTAATGCAAAAGAATTCTGGGATAAAGCTAATAAAATTATAGAAGATTATAATAGTAATAAAGCTACATATGAAAAAGTTAGAAAAGCTATTGAAGACTTATATAATTTATATGCTAAAGAAGTAGATGCTAAGACTAGGGATAGTCTTTATGAAGAGGTAAATAGAGTACTTAATAGTATTCAACCTGATAGACCTGTATTAACTGAGAGGCAGGAGAATACTAATAACTTGACTGAGTTAAAAACTGATGTAGAAAATGTAGAGAAGTCAGCAGAGAAGTACTATTATAAACCTGCAATCTCTGAGTATGCAGCTAATACCTTTACTAATTTTGATATAGCTAATCCTAATTATAAAGACATTTATCAATATTTAGTTAGTAAAGGAGCATTTGACTATGTTAATAAAGGTAACTTAAAAGTAGGTGATGAACTTACCTTAAAGTATGAAAAGATAGGTGATTATGATGAAGTAGTAATGTATCATAATGACCAAGTGGTAGGTATATTACCATCTACAGCTACAGCTATAAAAGGTAATTATGTAGGTCTTAAAAATGTTAGGGAAAGAGTAATAAAAGGTGAAGAAATAAAACTCAATGTATCTAAGATTATGTTAGGTCAATTTAGATATACAGAAGACCAGACAAGACCTATTAAAGACCTTATGAATGGTACTCCTATACAGTTAGGTATAGTTAGTAACAGAGAGTTAATAACTAATAATGATTTAGATACAGAGAAACCATATAATAGAAGTCAAGCTGATGGTAAGGTATATTTATTATTAAAGAATAGTAGAGGTACTTATTCCCCTAAACCAGTTAGAGTAAAACACTTTAATGAAGAAGAATTTGATTTAAGTAAATTGAAGGATACTAATAATTCTAGAGCTAGAGAAATACATAGAATTATAGATGAGTTAAGTAAGACTACTAATCCAGATAAATGTACTGAATTGTTCATAGATTTATGTCAGCAATTATATTTACCTAATAGCTTCCATATGAATATATTCAGCTATAAAGGTACTATATTCTTATCTCTTAAAGGTGGTCCTCAAGGTACAAAGAATATTAACTTAGAGAATAATACTGGTAGTTTTACATTGAATGTAGATGGTTCTATTGGAGGTAGTGCTGCTACTCAGACAGACCCTACTCATGTTTATAATGAAATACTTAAATATTTATATTCATTAAATACTCCTTTTAATATTGATAAGAATGAGATTAATAAAGGAGACTATAATGAAAAATTAGTTAATGATGATATACTTTATACTCACTTAGTAGATACTCAAATGACTAATAGTTGGTTTACTACTAATTATTATGATGAAGAGGGTAATCAGAAAGATGCTATTAATCCTAAAGGTACATTTTCTCCTACAGGAAATAAGGAAGGTACTAAGGTAACATTAGGAAGAAATACTTATTTTGTTAGAGATGGTAAAATCTATGATAGTAGTGAAAGTGTTGTAGTTCCTAAGAGGTCTAATTTAATATTTGATTTAGCAGCTGCTTATGAACTTAATGGTAATTCTGTAAATGGTCCTTATATTTATAATGGTATTACAAAAGTTAATGGTCATTATATTGATGTTGCTCATACATCATATGCTAATGAAAAGCAAAAACAGATGTATGAAGATAATATGAATGGAAGACCTACTGCTATAGATAAAATGAATCATACTTTAAATAGATTAAAGGAAGACCAAGCTAAAGTTAAGAGATTAGATAATGGTAGACCTGATAATACTATTGAAGGTAGAGAAGGACATATTTATAGAATACTTGAAGAAGATGGTCAATATCATGAATATGAAGGTGTACATAATGTAATAGGTGAATCTTGGAAGAGAGATGAAAATCAAACTCCTAATACTTTAGCTTTACAATATGGTCAGGAATTTGATGATTTAATGAGACAAGCTTTTGAAGGAGATGTTGATGCTATACAGAAGCCAGATAATATGTCTAATGAAGTATTTGAAAGATTCAAATCAAGAGCTAAATCATTAAAGGAATACTTTGATAATAATGGTGAAATCCCTATTGCTAATGGTATAGTTGTATTTAATAAGATTGGTGATAAGAGAATTGCTGGAGAGTTAGACTTATTGACCTATAATAAATATACAGGAGAATTTAGATTCTATGATTTCAAGACTTCTAAATATAGATTCTATACTGATGAAGGTAAACTTGATACTCATTATACTACTGTATGGCATAATAGACAAATAAGAAGTACTCAAGAGCAATATACTAGACAGTTAAGTGCATATAATGACTTATTTACTAGTAGATATGGTACACCTGTAGTTAATATGGCTTTAATACCTTTAATTATTAATTATAATGATAAAGGTGTTACTGCATTTAATGCAGAACCTACAGTTAATGTTAAATATCAACCTAGTGAATTTATGCAAGGTACTACTGTAAGTACTCCTAAAGTAGATAATAATACTATTCCTGCAAGTAATATTAAGACATTAGAATTATCTGATACTAAGAAAGTTAAGGTAGATATAAGTACATTACCTACAGTAACTACTATTAATGGTAGTGAAATTAAAGCTTATGTAGAAGAGGTTAAATCTACTAATAATTCTACTAAACAAATTACTACTTTCTATTCTCCTTATATGGTATTTCCTAATGGAGAAGTTACTTATATGAATGGTAGAAGAGAACTTCTTACTAGTGAAGAATTAGAAGAGAATAAGAAAACTTGGGCTAGTACTATTCAAGCTAATAAAGCTGCATTTATTCAAGCAGGTTTAGTTAATGCTAAACCTCAAGAAGAAATTAAACCTAAAATACAAAATAAAGGCTTTAATAACTATCAGTATGATACTGAAATGTCTATAAATTATGATGATTTTTCTGTACATAGTATTCTTGATAGAATAGTAGGACATACTGCTATATATAAAGATAAAAATGGTAATGATGTTATTATATTAGCTACTTCTTCTGATAACTCTTATATTGGTATATTTAAAGATAATACTGGTAATTGGAGTATTAAGATGGAGAATAAAGATGGTAATAAGAATTTTAAAGCACAATTAAAAGAAGCTTTTGATTTATTACCAGTAGGAGCTAAAATATATGAACATACTTCTATTTCCGTTGATGGTTTAAGAGTATTTGCACAACAATTAAATCATGGCTTTAGTTTAAGTGATGAAACATATGAAGTTAAGGTGAATGCAGGAGATAGGGCTAATGTATTTGGAGTATCAGATAATTCTGATATGCCTTTATTAGGTCAAGGGGTTAAACCTATGAAAGAAGTTAGACAAATATTAAAACCTTATCTTGATAAATTTGGTGTAGCTACTAGAGATGTGTTCTCAGAAAAAGATGCAAAATCTGGAGAAAATATTATAGGTATTTCTAATATGCCAATGTTAGTAAAAACTGGTATTCCAGTAGAAGCTAAACCTGATACTACTCCTACAGGACCACAGAGTGCTGAAGAAGACTTATTAAAAGCAATGAGTTTACTTAATACTTATAATAAAGAAGCTCCTGATGGTACATTAGGCAAAGAGGAAATAAAACCTAGAATAGATAATGAGGAACAAACTGGTAGAAATGCAGATGGTAATATCACAGTAGATAATCCTGAAGCTTTAAAGAAGTGGAATGAATTAAGTGAAGATACTAGAGAATTACTTAGACTTAGTAATATGAATGAAACAAACTGGAATAATATGTTACCAAAGCAAAGAGAATCAGAACTTAATTGCATTAGCTAAAATAAATAAGGGAGAAGGTGTAAACCTCCTCCCTTATTTTTTATTTATACCATCTTGCTGGTTCATCTGGATTTAATGAATTAACAATCTGTTTTCTAAATGGTAATAAATCTAAACCAATCTTTTCTGCTTCTGTATATCCTTTATAGATACCACTATTAACAGTAGTTGTATATACAGATGGGTCAACTAAATTTAATACTTTTCTTAACTTATTTATATAAGACATTGATGCAAATGGAGAACTGAAGAACTTTAATCCTTCATCAAGCATTGAAGGACTAGGTAATAATACACCCATATCAGTTCTTAATCTAAGTAAGGCATAACTAGACATTCTTGCCATCCAAGGTTTATGTTTACCATCATCACCTCCTGCCATACCTAAAGCTGCAATAATAGCATATAATGACCAGTATAATCCTAATTCAGTAAGACCTTTCTTTATATTACCTTTTTCAGTATCAGATAAATGTTTCCATTGCCTGATAATATCAAATTCTGATTGCTTAAGGTCTTTCATAGATTGATATATAAATCTACCCATAGTCATAAAGTAACCTTCAGTATAATCTTGTAAATCAAAATTATATTTACCTCTACCAAACCTGTTAAGATATAAAGGTCTCATCCAATTTCTATAGAACATTACAAGTCTTCCTGCTGCTCTTTGCTGTAAGGCATTCTTATCTTCATCATTATAGATACCATAATTCATATTCTGAACTGCCCTATTCTGATTACTGAATTTAATAATATCTTCTCTAGTAAATTCATTACCATCTATTTTGGTAATACCTTGTTTTACCTGTAATTTAGCACCTAATTTAGGTTTATCCTTATTAATAGGAACTACTTCTAAAGCATCCCATAAATCAACAGGATTACCATTTTTATCCTTTAATTTATATCTTAAAGCAAGAGCAATAGCTGCTCTATGTTGAACAAAATGGTCTCCTGCACTAGTAGTAAACCAAAGAGCATTACTATTAAATAATCTTGAAGCCCAAGTTTTCCTATTCCATTGTACATCTCTTACACTTGACTTGTAATTCTGAGGAACATTAAATAATTCACTAAATAAAGCTAGCTTATTAGTTTGAATTCTATTACCAAATTCTCCTAAGAATGCAGGTAATTCCTTAGCATATATAGCTTCAGCTTTAACTAACTCTGAATGATTAAAGAATCTGCCACTAGTAGCTTCAATTCTATCAATAGTTAAGTTCTGTAGTAAGTTAGCAGTACCAGTAAGAACACTTAAAGCTGTAGTACCTAATGATGTCATTCTATTCAAGAAATCTGCACCTTTAGCTACATCTATTTTACCTAAAGAACCTTCATCTTTATGAGTAATACCATAAACTTGCATTTCCATAAATGTATTTAACTTCTGCATAAAGTATGTAGAATCTCCTTTTTTAGTGAGTACATTATGTATCTGTCTTCCTAATACATTAAAATGTTCAGTTTTAGTCTTATTACCTTCTGTCTGATTAACTTTTCTTTCTGCTAATACAAGTCTTCCTACTTCAAGAGTATCAATAACTTCATTCATTCTATTAAAGTCATTTACCATAGCCATATAAGCTATCATAGAAGATGTAGTATCAAGTGATAAATCATTCATATCCTGTAAATCCTTAGTATAATATACTGGTAATCTCATTACTTGATTACCTTCAAAGTCCATTACTACAGACTTATCAAGATATTCAACATCATCTTCTCTTCTTACAAGAGAATCTTTCATATTCTCCCAGAAGTATTTACCTTGACTAGATAAAGAAGAACCTGTAAATCTCTGTAAGAAATCTCTTCTTATTTGAGGAGCTTTACCTACAGATACACTAGATGAATTAGGTAATACCCCATCAAGTTTAGACTTTAATTCCATTATATAACTATGATATTCTTTTTGTGCTTCTGTAAGTCTATTCCAAGCAGGATTAGCATACTTTTCTATGAGAGGTCTTCTATTACCAAATTTATCTTTATAGGTATTTGCCTTATACCATTCATTAATTTCATTATCTCTTGCAATCTTCTCAAACCCTTCAGGATTATCACCATATTTCTCTTTTAATCTTTTAAAGAATTCATTCTTAGCATTCTTATATTTACTCCACCATATCTTCTGTATAAAGTAACCTGTAATATTGCCATTTTCATCTCTTTCATACATAAAAGAAGTATTAGTTACTCCTCTATCCTCAAGTTCCTTAGCTTTAGCTTGAATTTCTTTAGCCATTTCAATAGTATCAAGTCTAGCTTCACCCTTTTGTTTCTTTACAACTTGGTCATAAATCTGTAACATAGGGTCAGAAGAATCTGCCATTGAATCTAACCATCTATCAGCTAAAGTAATATCTCTATCCATAGAAGTTACTAATTCCTCTGCTGTATAAGTTTTCTTATATCTATCTCTACCAATAGTTATAGCCAAACCATCTCCAACAAAAGGTCTTATAAATTCAGTAAACTTATCTTTAGCTATCTCATAGAAATCTGATGATAAATCCTTTATTATAATATCATTCTGATTGAGAATATCTCTAATATTCTCTTTAATACTATCATCTCCTTCTCTAGAAGCTTCATTCATCTGCTTTCTAATATCATTCATAATAACACCATATGAATTAAGATAGTTTCTTACATTTCTAAGAGCTTTAAATTCTTCTTCTTTTGATAGTTCACCACTACCTATTTTAGCCATTTTCTTTTCAAGATTACCAAGAACACTAAGACTGTTATCCATATATTCAAGAATACCTTGAATTTCCTGATGATTTTGTAAATCTGCCTGTAATTTATTTATAAATACCTGTTGAGCAGCACCAAAATCTTTCTTATCACCATATACTTTTAATCTCTTTAGCTCTTGTTCAAGAATTCTTTCAAGTATCTTAGTTGATTTACTGACATTACTTGTAAGATTATATAACTTAGTATTATGTTCTTTAGTACTAATATTCATAGTGTATCTATTATTTACTATATCATTGGCTAAATTATATACTTGAACTTTAACTTCATTAATTATTTTATCAATATCATCAGTATTCTTATCTTTGAATTTATCTTTTACTTGATTAAGATACCTATCAAATAATCTTTTATTAGGATTAAATACTTCCCTATCATTAAGTACATCAGCCATAATCTTACCTAATGCTTCTACAGCCATTAAATCAAGATTATTATTATACTTATTCATATAATCTTGATATGTATCTCCAAAGATTCTCTCAAGTATATTCTCATCACTAAGTACATTAATCATTCTAGCTTTTAAGGGAGTATCTACTGCTTCTATTGCAAAATGAGCAAACTCCTCTGGTAATACATCTTGACCTCTTTGACCTTTAGCTACTCTAATTAAAGTTTTTAAACCATTAGCAGTAGTTATTGCACAATCGAAATCTGTTATACCATTGATTCCTTGCTTTTCTTCAAGTTCACTTAAAGCACCAACTCCTATACCCCAGTCAGATAATAATCCTTCTAGTCTTCTATTTAATTTACTGTTAAATTCAATTTTATGGGCTATATCTTCTTTATTTTCTCTTATAGGTTTTATAGAAAGTTTTACTTTATCTTCTACAGTATCTACTGTTGCAAAGAACTTACTTCTATAAGGACTATTTCTATTAAATAATACAGCTTGTTCCTCTAGATTCATTACATTAGTATAGTTTCTAGCTATAGGACTATTACGCTGATTTAAATTTTTTAGCTGGCTAAGCTCATCTTTAAGACCATCCAAGCCAACTTTATACATCAGGTCTTCCATTAAAGGATTACCTTCATTATCATATCTAACATTTGGAAATGTTTTACTAAACTCTGGAGATTTAATTCTCTGCCAGTAATATAATGCTTGTTTAGTATTTCCAAAATAACTCTTTAATTGTGTAAATAAAGAGGGGATATTCCCCTCTTTATTTGTTGGTATAAATGTACATTTACTCATATTAAAATGTTGCTATTACATTATTACAGAATTTATTTCCTTGGTCATCCTCTGTTATAGGAGGAAGTTGCTCTAGTTTATCAATAGGTTTTGATTCAGTATAACCATTTTCAGCAGCTTTCTGTTTAATTACAGCAAGTAAACTTGCTTGTGCAGATTGCTGTTGTTCCATAACAAAATTAGCCATATCTTGATTATCTGTAATATCAGTATTATCAACATAATCATTAAGATTAGCTTTATATGCTTGTGGTTTAGGTACTACTGATTCCATATCTTCACTAGCATTACTATCATATTCTACATATTGATTCTTTACTCCTAAAGGTTGTACTCTTTGGTATGAAGCTATTAAATCTTTAGCTTCATTTACTCTTTCAAAGTATAAATCAGCCCCCTTATAATTAACATGAACATAAGGTAAATATTCAGGAGCACTTTTATCATCAAATGGTTTAGCAATTTTTTTATCATCCATAGATGAATTAAAGTCAACTTTAACATCAAAACTTTCTGTTTCAAGATTAACTTCACTTACATAAGATGCCCCAGTAATATCTGGTACTAATGTTCTATCATCTAAGTGATTTCTAAAATACTGACCTATAAAAGTAGTTACATCTGCTTTCTCAGAATACATATCTTCAAGAGTTTCTACATAATTACCAGTATTCTCTTTTACTGCTACAGGAGCCAAATGACTAAATCCATTAGGACTAAAACCTAAACCTTTATAATTACAGTAAAGAAATAACTTAATAGCCATATCTCTACATTCATCATTAATGTTCATAAAAGTTTCCCAACTTCTAATATAGTCTTGTTTCTGTATATCAGTAATTCTACCTACATTACTAAAGGTAAGAGATGGTGCTGGATTATATTTAGTAAACTTATTATATTTTACTCTGTTTATAATAGGTAACTGAGATAACTCTGGATGGGCTTTCTTGAAAGCATCAAACTCGGCAGGGAATTTAGTAATATAATATGCTCTTTCAGATATAGGATTGCCTTCTTCATCTTTATAGTTATATTCACTAGTTTCTGCTAACATATAACTAATAAAATCATTATATATACTATTTCTCTGCTTTTCATTTAAATTACCATATCTAGTCATATCTTTTATAGTACTTATAATACTGGTATAAGTATTATTATAGTATGGAAAATACTTATTGAATAACTTCTCAGTAGATTCTACACCATAAGTAAAGAATGCCTGTAATATAGGTAATGGACTATTAATAATACCTTCTTCATTTAAATTAAATGAAAGTAATCCTAATGTTCCTGTAAGAGAGTAATTAGCATCTTTTATAGGAGCCATCAATAATTTTTCAACTTTCTCAATATTAATTATATCTGAAGAGATATAAGGTCCTGCCCCACCATTTTGAGTATCAGCTCTAGTAGCATTAGTAAATTCATTCAAATCACCTGCTAATTTATTAAGTCTTGCAAACATAAAGCCTACTTTTAATTGATTAGCATAGAATTCATGACCCTCACTAGTATTAGCTGTATCTGCATCTTTTCTTGCTATAATATTACTTGCTAAGTCTTCATCTTTAAAATTATAATCTTCTATTTTAGTATAGTAACTATTAACATTTGTACCATTATTATAATTTTTATACTTATTAATAGTATTAATAATGGCTTCTGCTAATGATACTCTATTATTTTGTACTTCTCTTACTATATCTCTTATAATAGGTTGATTAATTATAAGTGACATAGTATTAATTCCTACACCCATTCTTAATAATGCAAATGCACTAGAAGCAGTAATTTCATTGAAATTCATATCACCTGCAATAGGGTCTTTTGCATTATCTACAAAGGCTGCCAAGAAACTAGCAATATTTCTGGTAATAAACTCATTATCTGCATTCTTAATATCATGTAAAGAATTATATTTATGACCATTAAATGTCAACTGATATACATCTTTAATACCAAGTTTAGTCTGCTGCATTAATGCATGAGAAGCATTATTAGTAGCAGCCATAGGGATAAGAGATGCACCAGACATATTTCTTTGATGAAGAGTAACCCAAGTAGTAGGTACTAATGGATTAAGTTTTTCCTTATATGTATCTGCTAAATCATCAAGTTCATCAAGACTAAGTTTCTCAAGTCCTTTTAAACCCCCTAATTTAGTAAGAGTATCTTTATCTACATTATATAAGATAGTGTTAATTCTAGCAGCTTTCTTTGGTTTATCAAAACCACCAGGCTCTAGAATACTCTTAGCAGTATCTTTATGTGATAATACACTCCACATAAGGTCAATCATCAAAGAGTCTCTTTGTTTCTTACTATTAGCCTTTGCATTATTATAAATACTTAACTTGTCATTTCCTTCTACTTTATTAAAATCATAGTCATATGTACTAAAAGAACTATTTATTAAGTACTTAGATTTGTTCTTATTAAACCATTCAGAGAATCTTGTTTGAGCAGTTTCAGATAAATTATATCTCTTGACATTATTATCTTTTAACCATCCTTTAAACTCTTCTGCTAAGTCATTTAAATCCTCAGAATCTAAAGGTTCTCCTTCAGTTTGTTCAGCAATATATTGCTGTAAAGCCTCACCATAATTCTTATCAATTTCTTCAAGAATATCTTTACTTGATTCTAATTGATAAAAATCATCCCAAGCTTTCTTAATGTTATAGTTATTTTTAGTAAATAAACTATGAAACATTACATAAACTTTATCAACATCATACAATTATGTTATCTATATATTTCTATATAGTTCAGACTATATCTTCACTATTTCTAGTGTTCCCCATTTCCTTTTTCAGTACCATCACAAATATGACCTATTAATAAATCATTTTTATATTCCATACCTTTAACTTCAGAAACATATTTACCTACAATATCTAGAAACTTTCTAGCCTCTTTAGTACCGCACATAAGAGAGTATTTATCTCTATTTTTACCTTCTTTAAAAGTATAAAAATTAATATTCCAAACTTCTCTAAAATAATCAATATAAGATTGTATTACTTCCGTACTAGTAGTACATACTGATAGTCTTAGAGCTGTAGAATATATAACTCTTTGTCCTTTTAAATTAGTTTTCTTTTTATGATTTAAACCCCCATCATCCATATACCAAATAGCCAATCCTAATGGAGTTAATCTATTAAGTAATTTTCTAGATAATACTTTTCCTATAGGTGTATAAATTACTTTTCTAAGTACTTCAATAAAAGTAGTATGTTTAATATATGTTCTATAAGTAGTCCAATATTCTCCATGTGTATAATTAGTTTTATTATATGAAACTTTTATATCACTGTGTTTAATACCAAATTCATCAAGTTTTTTAATCTTCCATTTAAGATATTCTTCTTGATTTCTACCTTGTTCTAATTTCATAGAACAACCATATTTACCTTTCATTATTGTACCATCACCTATAGTCATAGCTATAAGTAAATTTCTACTTTCTTTGTTAAATTTTGTTTTCTTAATCATAATACGATAAGTTATTTTTATTAATAGTTTAGTCGTTGAACCTTTCTATATTTCTATAGACTTGGCTGCTGATTGTCTTTCTCTTTTAAAGGAGTTAAGATTTTCCAGCAATTAGAGGAATGTTTATTTTTATTCAGGCTCAAACAATGAGTCTATCAGAGCCTGCTAAAGAAGTAATTTCTTTAGGTAGTATGATTACACTACCTACTTGTCTAGGTAAGAATCCTTTTATTCTAATATGTTGCATAGAATACTTATCCTCAGTTGGAACTCTATAACCTATTACTTCTCTATACTTTTCTGGTACTATATAATTACCTTTACTATCTTTCTTGTTAATATCAAGTTCATGAGTATTAGGGTCTAGTAAAGCATTATATAATTCTTCTGTTGGACAAGGAAGATAAGCTTCAAAATATTTAATAGAACCATCTTCATTGTAAACAATTTGAGGTTGTTTACTTTCATCAAGACCAAAAGGAGAAGCTTGAATTAATGCTCCACCATTAATTTTCTGTTTAGTAACCCTATTCTTCAATATACTGTTAAGTAATGCTTGTATCCTTAAAGTCTGTGAAGGGTCTATAAGAGGAATATTAAAGTTACCATTCTCATCAAGAGTTAATGCTCTAATTAAATCTGTTCCATATCTAGGATTACTTCTTACTTCTCTTATAAGTTCTTTCTCAACTTCATGAATATCATTAAACTTATCAGATACTTCCTTAAAAGCTTCTTGAATATTAGCAGTATTAATAGCATTAAAATAATTCATCCATTCTTCCTGTGTAAATTCCCTATCTTTATATTTTAATTTAAAGTTAGAGTCTCTATTAGGATTCATATCAGAACTAATCAATCTTCTAATCTGAGTACCTACAAGTTGTACTTTATCAATACCATGTTCAGGAGTAGATGTCTGAATACCATAATCATTATAATCAAATTCATGTACTACATTTGGATTTTCTTTACCATTAAGCCTGGTTACATTTTCCAGGACAGCCATAGTAGAAGCATAATTTGTAGCATCATTAAGATTAATTGTACCTTGTAAGCCATCCTTTACAGCACTTTCAAACATAGCAGAATCTATATTATTCTTTACCATAAAGTCATTAAGAGCTTGCAATTTACTTGAATGAAGTATTTGACCAAACATTGCTCCTGTAAGGAGAAGGAACTCAGAATTTTTATGTTGAGTAGGAACTTTCATAATTCCACCCATACCATCAGGTTGATTCTTCTGAGTATAAAGATATGGTTTTCTTGTATTCCAAAGTACTAAGAAATCACTTGCAGTCCACTTATTACTCATAATATTATTGTAGGCTGTTTCTTCTGCATCAGACCACATACCTGCCATAATTTGAGTAGACCTAAATGATGGTAATGTATTATAAGCTTGTGCATCTGCTACATTGACTTTATTAAATATAGACATAATAGCAGCTTTATCATAAGCAGTAAAGGCATCATCCTTATCTTTAACTCTGGCTTCAAGTATCTCATTAATACTATCCATACTATTAGCAGGAAGAATATTATCTTTAAGATAAATAACTCTTCTAGTAGTTCTTCTACTTCCATCATTGTTTACTAATACTGGTTTACCATTCCAAGTAGCAAGAGTATTAAGTCTTTCTGCTGGTGCATGGTCTTGCTTATTTCTCTTTTGGAAGTCCTCAAGATTTTTATAATAAGCTAAATCAGTAGTTGTAAGTTCAATAAATTGAGAAGTAAAATAAGTACTATTCCAGAACCATTCTCTCATTCTATCATTCATTCCTTCCTCAGAATAAACATTTACATGCTTAAATCTAGCATTCTTCTCTGTACCAATTCTATCATAAAGACCAATATCCTTATAGTGTTGAATAGCCTCTTTAAATCTACTATCCATTATAGACTTAATAGTATTTTTAATTAAGTTATCAACTTCATCCATAGATATCTGTTTAGCTTCATCTATAGCTTGAAGGAATGTCTTACCACTTTGATCTTTCTGATTTAATTCAGGGAAGAACTTAAATTCTGCACCTCCCATCTTTTTACCATTCATATCAAAGTTAGCAATAGGGTCTATATGATTATCTGTAGTAGCTCTTTCTTTAACAAGATTAATTCTATCAATCTCCTGATATACTAAGTCTTTAAACTTATCAAGTAACTTCTCTTCATATCCCTTCTTATATCTCTTAAATTTAATAAACTCAGCAGATTGTGCATCAGATAACATAGGTACTTGATAATAACCATAGGTTTCACTTCCACTTCTATCTGCTGCACCAGTCATATACATATTATATAAGGCTAATGTAGCATCTAAATCTGTCCAAGCATTATATTCTTTTCTATTATATTGAAGGAGTACTACATGCTTTAAATTACTTCTTACTTCTGCATTATTTTCAATTTCTTCTAATATACTATTTCTCCATTTACCATTCTTATTAAACCAATTACATACTCTATAATCATCAAGTACCTGTTTATAAGTATCTTCTCTCTGCAACTTCTTAATAAGAGTTGTTACATAAGAAGGATTAATATGAGCATACATAGTTTTATCACCTTGTCTTACACTAGATTCAATAGTATCTTCATCTACTTTATTGATTACCTCTGCAATATTATTAAAGGCAGTACCATGAATATTAAGTAAGTCTATATATTCACCATCTTTAACTTTCTCATTACCTTTATTTAAGTCATAATAAATAGTTCTTAAATTACTTAATAAGACATTAACTGCTGGTTTGAAAGCTTTATTATCTAAGTTAAACTTTAATGCATTTTCAAGTGTTTCTGAATCTACACTAGCACCTAACATATTCATAGCTTTCTTAATTCTTGCTATATTTTCATCAGTAAGATTTTCAGCAATAGTTTCTCTGTCTTCAAATATATCAAGTAATTCATTAACTAAATCAAGACCTACTTTAGCATTCTTTAATTGAATGTCTCCATTCTTATCATATATACTATCTGTAGTAAGAACATTACCATATTCATAGTTATCTCTCCATTCATCAAAATAATGTGAAGTACCTTCTGCACCATTAATAGACATTACTTTAGTACTTGTAGAAGTATCACTATTAGTACTTACTTTCTGAATAAAGTAATTGACATAATCCTTTCTATATGCTCTATAAAACTCAGTAAACAGTTGATTATCATTATTTAATTCATTAATAATCTGCTTTACCCAAACCTTCTTTTTACTAAGTTGTTCAAGCATAGGAATCATATCTTCAGCACTAATCATATTTCTAAGAGCCTGTATTAATTCTGAATGTACATAACCTGCATTAAGATAGATATTATCTCCTAAATCATCTCTATCAACATTGCCTGTAGAATCATATCTTACCATATTACCTATGGCTTGTCTAACTCTAGCAGTAAGACTATCAAAAGTAGCTACCTGTCTAACATCAGTCATCCATCCATCTTTCAAAGATTCTTCTTTCTCAAATACATCTCCTTGATTAGTTTGTTTACCATCCTCATTGAAAGTATCACTATTCTCTTGTGTATTAAGTACAAAGTTACTATTTAAGTTAACAGAAATACCCTCAGTTAATGCTAAGTTTCCTAATGATTCCTCTGCTAATACTTGAAAATTATTAAGTACATTTTGAAAAGCTTTAGTCTTTCTTTCTGCAACATTTCTAGCTATATTAGTAGCTATCCTATCATCAAGATTAGGTTTAACACTTAATATTTGTTGCTTTTCTATAGCTATCTTTGTCTCTAAAGGAGCCTCAGCATATACTTGAAAGGCTTTTCTTACTTCCATCATAATACTCTGTACACCTTCAGATTTAATAACACTGAATCTAGTAATTTTCTTTCTACCAAATAATAAATCATTCTTTACTTTAGGATTAGTTTCTGCTTGAATTTTATCATTATAAGCAGCTAATTTATCCTTTAATTTACTATTTACTATAGATGAAAACATTCTAGTAATTCTTTCTACTCTATGTTTTCTTTCTATAGGAGACATTTGTCTAGCACATCTAGCTAAATCCTCAGCATATGATTTATCATCTTCTTGTATAGGAGCTTCTTCTTGTGTAGAAGTAGTATCTTGTTTCTGATATATAGGAATATTAACTTTAGAACCATTAGTTTTCTTTGTAACAGTTCTTTCTCCTACTTTAATCATATCTCTACCTATATTATCAAGAGCTTTAATACCTTCATCTGATATAGAACCCCAAGTAGAAACTTTAGCTCCTTCTGGTATTAATTTAACTAACTCTTTAAATAGAATCTTTCTTTCTTCTTTAGTAGTAGGAGTAGTATTTTCTGCATTATATTTAGCTCCTTCTTTTGCAGTTTTAAAATGTACAGAATAAAAATTATTCTCTACATCTTTAACTAATTCAAAATAACCTTTTGAATGGTCTTTAAGGTAAATTCTTAAAGTTTTATTTGATTTTGTAGGGTCACTTTTCCAAGGTTTATCATGCTGCTCTACATCTACTAAGGATTTATCTACGTTATTAATATTCTTTAATAGATTATTACTATCCTGTACAGGAGATAAAGCTTTATTAATCTGTTTAGTATTATAATCTAAACTTCTACCTTGTTTAAATACATTATATTCTTTTTCAAAATAATCTTCTAGAGCAGTCTTTTTAACTATAAGAGTCTTAGTATCAGTCTCTATAGCAGTAGTATCTAATTCATTATATTTACCAGATTCTACTAACTCCCTAAGAGAGTTAGGAATAATCTTATTCAAAGCATCCCAATATATATCACTAGTAACGTTAGTAACATTACCCCCCTTAGAATTAAATAAGTCCCAAACTTTTCTTGTAGAACTCCCATAATAAATAACAGAAGCAGAATTTCCAGTTCTAGGACTAGTCCAGTCTATTCTAATTTCTGTACCATTAACTCCTGGATATATACTTACTTTATTAGTCCCCTTATTAAATTTACTTTTATCAAAAGTAGTACTTAAAAGTTCTTCTCCTTTCTTAGTAAGAAAACCTTTATCTTTTCCTTCAGTATTAACATAATCTGCTATATTAGTACTCCTTACAGGAGTCTCAGAACTTTGTCTACTTCCAATTTGTGATTGTATGAATTTCTCTATTTCATCTTTTGTAGGCATTGTAGGCTCTTCACCATCTTTAAAATTAGCACTTTGCCAAGCACTAATCATAGACCTTACCATATCAAAAGTTTGCATACAATCATATTTGTCTTTAAACTCACTTAAGAAATTCTGTACTATTCTGATATTATCTCCAGTGAGTAACATACAATGTATTGCCATATTCTTTATATTTAATTAAATTATTTGTTTGCAAAGATACAACTTTTATAGTTAGTTGCAAAACTTTTTAGTAAAAATTAAAGGTACTATAAACAAATCGCTTATAGTACCTTCTCAACATTATTAACAATTAAAACTATTGAACAATGTATTTAGTATTATCAATAATAAGCCATTTAATGGTATTAATATTGACTAATCTTACATTGTTTTCTGAATCTTCAATGTCCATATCAATACACTGATATTTACCATCTCTAGATTCAAATTGAATTTTAAATCCTCTAAGTACCCTATCTTCTCCTTCTTCATAAGGTAAAATAGGTTCTCTAATAAGTTCAGTAATGAGCTTTTTAGCTCTTTCTGCTACACCTTTCTTATTAGCTTTAACTTTATCAATATCAGCAGAGAACTGCTTTACAAGATAGTCAATTTCTTCATTAAGTTTCTTTTGACTTTTAGCTTTATCTTGTTTCTTAAAGCATACTGTAAATACCTTACTACTATGAATATTCTCCCAAATACTTCTAATACCAAGAGTACCATCTTTCTTGTCTTCTTTGGTAACCTTTACTTCTGTAGTATATCCATCAGCAGTACTACAAAAATTAGTAAGATAGCCTTTATCAATAGCTACTTCATTCTTACTTTCAAAGTGTTCAAGAATAACACTACTACCAAGAATACTCTTTACTTTGTAATGAGAACTTTCACTAAGAATATCTCCCTGTTTAATTTCTTTTTCAATCATAATTATAAATATTTATTATTAATAAAATCTTGATGCATTGGATGTGCTAAATCATACATTTGTGGGTCTACTATTTTATTATCTCTAAGTTCAAAGAAATGCTCCCAAGCATCTTTAAACCCACACATATATAATTCTGTTTTAGTACTATTAGGTAATACTACTCTAGCCTGTTGTGGTTTCCAACCTTTTTCAAGAAGCTTAAAATAAGTAGCCTCTGCTGTAAGAAGATGTATCATAAAATCATACTCAACATTTTTACTAGTATAGAAATCATCATGATAATTCTTTTCAGTATAAGTACCTTCTTTTATAGCTAACCAACAAGGTTTAATAAATGTGACCTCATTATTGAATTTGTTTTTACCATAATTACAATATCTTTGAGATTCCTGAATAAAAGACATTGTTCTATGTCTTACTACTTCATGACTTACAGCTCTATTAGTAATAAGCTTTACTGTATATCTTTTAGGATAATATTCATTGTCTTCTGAATTAAAGTACTCTCTAATATATGATACTTTCTTTTCTAACTCCAGCCAATGTCTATAATTAGTAGTAAAGTAGACATAATTATCTACTGTTTTACATTTAATCCATTCTACATTATATAAATTACAAAAGATTAAATCTTCAGCAAATGTCTTAAGTAAAGTAGTAGGAATCTTAAAATGAATAGTACCAAATTCCATAGGAGCAAGATGCTTCATGTTAAGAAGCTTATCTATAAAAGATGCAGCACTATCTTCTGTAATTTTATCTTCACTCTTGTAAGCTACTCTAGTACATTTCTCTATATGTTTATAGATACCAGACATACTAAAATCTGTTTGATTACAGATTTCATAACTTTGATTAATTAACTTCATATTATTCTAAATTAATACATTTATCATCAACTACCCAATCACTTAAATCATTAAGTTTAGTTTGGAAATTATTAATACTCTTTCTATGTTTATATTCTTCAAGAATAGCTCTAATCTGTTCAGGAGAATACTTCTGAGAATCAAATGCTGTAAGCAATTTATTATCATCATTTTCCTCCCCTTCACTAATTTCAATAGTAGTAGTCTTACTCATAGTAATACTTACAGTAACATCTACTTTAATTTTCTTTGGTTCAGAGTTTAATTCATTAAGACTTCTTTCTTCACTCTGCATTAATGTTGGTGTATTACTCATCACTAGTTTCTTTTAAATTATATAACTCTCGATACTTATTAAAGATACCTTTAATTACATTTTCTCCTATAGGATTCTCTCTTTTACTATCTCTTTCAAGACATACATCTAAAGGTACATTTGTAAAATCCTTAATCTCAATTATATACTTATCATTATTATCTTTAAAAGTATCATTCATCATTGAAACCATACCTTTTAAATATCCATCCTCTTTAGGATTAAGATTCATTTCATCTATAATGATAGTATCAAACTTAAAGTTTATAGCATTTATCAATATAGTACCTTTACAAGCTGTAATATACTTTTCTCTTGCAGGAACCCAATATTTACCACTCATATTTCTTAAATCATCTCTATTAATTCTAATAGAATGTTCTGGGTCTTTAAGAACCTCTTGTTTAGCCCAAGTACTCTTACCACTAGCAGGAATACCTCTTGTAAGAATTATTCTTTTCATTTTATTATTTATAAAAGTTCGTATAAATTTCTAAAAAATACTCATAGAATGACTCTTTTATTACCTTATAATTACAATATTTAGAAGCTTTCTCCATAATTTTTATACCTTGTTGTCCTGTAATAGGGATATTACCTGTTGCAGCTTGCCCTACTATATGAAGTAGAACTAATATTTCTTTCTTAGAAAAATTCTCTAATATTGTCTTTTTAGGAAGATGTCTAAAGAAATCAATAGTTATGGCTATCTTTTTCTTTTTCTCAGCTTGTTCTTGTAATTCCTCTAGTGTTGGAGTAAATAACTTTTTACAAATCTGTATAAGGTACTCTTCAGTAAGAGGTTCTGTATATGTATTGTTTATTTTATAATCTAAATTAATAGTACCATTCATTTTATACTATTTGATTGTTCTACAATAGCCTCTTTAAGTTCTTTAAACTTCTGAGACACTTTCTTATCTACTAAATTATTTTCAATAAATGCACAACTACAAGTATATGTCATATAAGCATCACTTATTTTCTTAGCCATATTGTAAATAAGTCTTTTTCTGTTATTTCCCATTATCTTAATACTTTAAGAACTTCTTCACATTTATGTTTAATTTCTTGAGCATAATTAGCAGCTTCACTACTATATTTACTACAATAATCTATAATATTGTTAGCAGTACTTTTAATAGATACTAAAGCTAAAAAAGACTCTTTTAGTTTATCTTTTTGTGTCATATTAAGTTATATTGCATAGTACTTTACTAAAATCTGAATATCCTTTAGTAATATCATCAGTAAAACATCTTATGAATACAAGATTACTATTATCATTCTCCATTTCTTTATATAGCTCTTTATATTCAACTAATTGTTCAATAATATCACTTTTAGGATTCTTTAGAACAGCCTTCTCATATTCATTAATCTTATTTACAAGATTACTAATATCTGTATCTAAAGTATTAATACATTTAGTTAAATTATCATAAGTCAATTCTGTATAGACATCTCCATCACCTGCCCATACAGGAGCAACAGCTTCTACTACTGCTCTATAAATAGGATGATTTCTACTAAAAGACATAAATAGTAAAGGAGAACCCTCTGGATTCTCCTTTCTTTTTAAATAAATATTTAAATAATTACTCATTCTTATTTTCTTTTAATTCAATATATTTATTAAGATACCATTCAGCCTTTTTCTTATCTTGAATATCTGTACCCTTAAAATTTGCTCTCCATTGATATTTAAAAGCATTTAACTCACAAAAAGCAAGTACTTTTTCTTTACCAAAAATATCAAGCATCACATCAATACATTCATATTTATTATTTTTATAATGAGAAGGATGATTAACCATTTCTTTTTGTTTATTTGGTAATGTATTAATCTTTTTAAAGTATATTGTTAATTCTTTTTTATCACTCCAATAATGACCTTTATTACCTTGATTATCAGTAATACAATCATCAAAGTCACTAGTATATAATTCTCCTTCAGTGTAAGCAACATCTTCTGGATTACCATCCATTATAACCGGTTTAATACATTCAAATTTATCTCCTTTTTTAATCATATTAATATTTATTTAATTGTTAAAGTATTCTTTGGTCCTATAAGAGAGAAGAATTAGTGAACCCAATGGTCTGATATTTCAGCATCAGAATCTAATTCTAAAGTTTTTAAGAAAGGTTTAGCTGCATCTTTCATAACTTCTGAAAGCTTTTTATCTGCTATTTCTACTAATTCATTTGGTACTTCTATATTAATTTCATCATGTACTGGAATACAGAATTTAATCTTATTAAAATATCCATTATCTACTACCCAATCAAAATACAGTTTATTAAATATTTTAAATATACAAGCACCTGAACCTTGAAGAGGACTGTTACAAGCATTCTTCTCATATTTAGTCTTAGCTTTAAAGTGAGTAGAAACTTTCTTTGCAATTAAATCTCCTGTACCCTTATGATAATTTCTATATTCTTCCCAAAATTCTTGAGTAAAGGATTGTTGTACTTTCTTCCAATATTCCCAATCCCACCAATAAGATTTATGTCCTGTTACAGGAGATATAAGAATATAACCATTATTTACAACAAACTTTTTCTCTTTATTCTGAAATCTTGATATACCACTAAAACCTTTCATATAGCTATCATATACACTTTTAGCAAAGGTAGGTTCCATTCCATATTGTGAAACTAATGTTGTATCATTTCCACCATAAGCAAAACAAAACTCTGGATTTTTTGCCAATTGTCTAAGATGTTTATATTTAGCTTTTATATCCTTAATAGGAGTATCTCTAGGTATATCATTAGGAAATACCATATATGCAACTGTACTATGCATATCTTCCCCTTTTAGGAATACATCCAACATAGCTTTATCTTGTGAGAAATCAGCCATAAGAACAGATTCTTGTCCCTTATAATCCCTAGAAATCCAAGTATTACCTTTTTCTGCACAGAAACAAGCTCTTGTTATCTCATCAGCAGGTAAATTTTGTAACTGTGGATAAGCACATTTTAATTTAGGGTCTTTAGGAGTTTTTAAAGGTAATCCTTTTAACTTAGCTAAAGAGGTATTCTGTTGCTGTGAACCACATGCAAGCCTACCTGTATCTGTTCCTAATGACCTAAATTGAGTATGTACTCTATTAGTTTTAGGATTAATGGCATTAAGATAATTCTGACCATAAGTAGTACATACTTTATGGGCTTCAGAATATGCTAAATAAGTATTATAAAACTCTGGATTTACATCTTTTTGAGGCTTTAATACTGAGGCATCAATACTATCCTTTTCTTCTTTAGTTTTTTTATCAATGCCTTTACAATTAAATCCTAAAGCAGTTAAAAAAGGAATAACTTGAGGAGTACTATTCCAGTTAATAGTACATTTAGGAGTAGTATCAAATCCTTCCCATAAATCTCCTTGTCTATTAACTTTAAAGAATCTTTTATCTCCAAATTTAACAACAAATTCATTAAGTTTAGCTAATGCAGTATTCATCTTTTCTTCATCTTTTTTCATTTTTTCTTTCCAAAGTGAAGCATTCATATGTACACCACACCATTCATAATATGCCTTTACAGGAACAAATTCACATTCTATTTTAGCAGCTTTCATTAAACCTCTTTGTTGTAGAATTTTTAATTGTTCTACCATAATTCTATATAAAGGTTTAACATCTCCTGCTCCATATAGGACAGTTTTATCATCAATACCTCTCCAAATAATTTCTCCTCTTACTGTTTTATCCATATCTTCTCCTAAGTATCTATAGCACATTGCTTTTAAACTAGCACCACTATGATTAGCAATAAAATCTGCTACTGTAGGAGAAGTATTTTGAATATAAGCAGTTTTTTGCTTTGAATTTAAAGAGTTCCAATTAGGACATTCCTCTATAATTTGACAATAAGAATCAATAATATCTTGAGATGCACCAATCATAAAATTAGGAAAACCTAAATATAGTAATTGTTCCACTATCATAAGGTCATATACATTTCTTAATATAATATTTTCTTTAAAAGCAAATTTACAGTCAAATCCTAAATTAGTACCAATAATAAAAGCTTTCTCTAAAGTCTCTTTATAAGCAATAATATTTATAGTAGATGTATCTACAACTATTTGAATAGTTTCTTCTATATTACCAAATTGCCACATTAAACTGGTATCTATATGTGCATCTAATCCTGTAGTCTCAGTATCAAATTGAATCATTTTCCAATCTTTCATTATTGCAAGAGATTCTTCTACTGAAATTATCTTATAGACATTACTTTCAAATAATTGCTGATTAGCTGTTACTAAATATATCATCTTTTAAACTCTAATTTATTAAAATCTAATATATATTTATATGTATTAAAGAAATTAGAACCTAATAAACCATGTACTGTTACTCCTTTATTCTGCTTAAGCCAACTAAATGTATGTTTAATTGTACTACTACAAACAAATGTTTCTTCAAATTTCTTATTATTATAATAAAGACCCAAAACACCCATTTTATCTGTAGAACATTTACCATTAGCTCCCCATACTTCAAAGTTTTTTCCAATATAGGAAACATTTAATTTATATTTATCTATAATATCAGCATCAAGCATAGATTGTATACAGCCTGTATCTAATACAAAGTTTAATTTCCTATCTCCAATATAAAAGGTTACTATTGGCATATCACATAATTCCATTGATTGTTTAAAAGACATTACATCTTTACTTTTAGTATAGAGAGTGTATACATAATACACTCCCATAACTACTAAAAGAACAATAATCCCAATACCAATATAAATCATTTAATTAGTAGTACCAATACCCCCTCTATTATCATTATTAAGATTATCTACCTTAATAAGCTCTACACCATTACTAAATAACCATTTAAGCTTAGTTAAAATACCTGCATTCATCTTAGGCATAATCCTAAATTGACAAATTCTAGTACCCTTTGGAATCTCTGTAGCTTTAAATGCTTTAGTAATAAGTCTCCACTCATCTTTATTTCCCTTATAGGATTCATCAATAATAGCTTGAGAATTAGCTACCTCAATATTCCACTTATTAGGTGTAGAACTTCTAGGAAGTACATAAGCTTCAAATCCTTTAGGAAGTTCCATAGCAATACCTAGAGGAAGATATTTAATCTTTCTAGATTGTACTTCTGAACCTGTAAATCTTACATCTTCTGCAAGCTTTAAATCAATCCAATCACCCTGTTCAATAATTTCTGGCATACAGCCTTCAGTAATCTCCTTAACTTTAATCTTTAATTTCATTCTTTTTTAATTTAAAATATTAAACTATTATACATAGCTCTTTCATATTGAGCTTTAAATCCTTCTTTTTGTTCAAGAGTTAAATTCCTAAACCATAAAGCAACATAATCTTTATACTTAGGATGATTATCCTTGATAAAAGATTGTATTAACCAATCTTCAAAATCTATATCATAATAAATATTAGGACTCATTTCTGTAATTTATAAGTTATATCAGTAAAGACAGTTTCATAATCTGTAAACTTTCCTTCTGTTCTTACTTCTTTAAGACTATATAATCTCTGATTAGTAGTCTTTGAATCTAAACCTCCTAAATTAGATATATAGGAACCTACTTTAAGATAATCTAAAAAATTTAGAAAATATCCATAATCTTTTATTATATTAATAATATCTGTACCTACATACATAGCTGTTTTAAGATTATTCTTAGACATCTTAATATAAGACCATAACATAGGTATATTTTCAGCATTACCCATAAAACATATACAAGTAATACCTTTATTACTATTAATAAGTCTATTTAATTCTTCTATATCTAATTCTTTACCTTCATCTTTCCAAAGATTTTTCTGATTACAGTCTTTACAATGAACTTTACATCCAGATATAGCAATACATAAAGTGATTTCATCAGGAATTTCTTGAAATGTTACTTTTGCATATTGATACTTCATTATTCATACCATTTAGGATTTAATTGCTCAAATCCATATTTAACTAATTCTCTAAACTTATCCCAAGTATCTAATTGTAGAGGTCTGTCTCCTATAAATTCAAAATTGTAGCATTCTTCTTGATAATCATATCTAAAAGTAGCTAATACTATACATAATTCTTTACTTTTAAATAAATCCTTATGTATTCTACAACCAGTATTCTTAGGATAACAATAAAATTCATGATTTAGTTTTATGTATTCATTTTCCTTACCATAATAAAGATTAGAATACCATTTAACTATATCATAAGATACAAAAGGAGGCTTGTTACCTACATAACTAGCCTCCCTAAATTCTAATACACCTATTCTTTTAGATTGTATCATAATTAATTATTTTATTTATAGTAGCATAAGGTTGATTTCCTACAAGTCTATTATACTCTTTATCTTCATTTAAAAAGATTAAAGTAGGAATACTTCTTATGTTATATTTTCTTATTAAATCTTGATTATTGTCTTCCTCAATATCAATACTCTTCATATCTGTCTTATATTCTTTAGTGATTCTTTCTAAAGTAACAGATAAAGCTTTACATTGGGGACAACTATCTGATTCAAATTTTAATATCTTAATCATTATTTATACTTTAACATTTTTATTATATACTCTAGTTCCTGCTTCTATTTGTCTATCAATACTGAATAATTTAACAGGTCTTAAATCTTTTCTACCTGAATTTTCATTCTATTTACAAAATATTTTTGAATATTTTCTTTTGATTCTTGTGAAAGAGACTGTATTAATTCTAACATTAGTTTACTATTGTTTATTCCAATAGTTTTATAAAAGTGTTGTTCATATAAATACCTCATATATGCAGCTTCTGCTTTAGTATTAAAACTTTTACTATAAAAATGTTTATTACCAATTTGAATTTCTGCTCTATATTTATTATCTCTTTGTAAATAATAAACTCCTTTTAAACCTTGAACATTGTCAATTCTTAAAGAAGTATTAGCTAATTGTTGAGTTCTAAATGATTCTCTTAAATTAGACTTTCTATTATCTGTAGAATCTCTATTAATATGGTCTATTTCAGTATTAGGATTACCCATAACTAATCTATGAAAATATATAGTATGACCAGTAACTAAATAAGGAGATTTTTTAATACCTTTAAGTACAGTTCTCCATTTATGATTTATTAAATATTTAATATCTTCTAAATCAAATTTAAAAGTATTTTGTACTTCTCCTGTATTTGTATAAGTATCTATTTCTCCATAATCAGCATATGTTCTAATTTCATTATCATCCCATACAGTTCTAGGATTATTATCTAATACTTTACCATATTTGTGGTATTGTTCATAATGCTTTTTACACATTCCAAGTCTTAACTTAGATACTTCTCTACCACACACTTTACAAATTTTAATTTTATTCATATTCAAATTATTTTAGGAATTGACTATACCACCATCCATAAAGGATGCCCCTTGGTAGTCGATGAGGGCTTACTTTAAAAAAGTCTATCCCTGCTGATTATCCATTGTTACATCTTTAAGATTTTTACACTTTGGTACTTAAAGCTTTAGGAACTTCCAGCATATTCAGGGTTTTCAATAAATATTACTATTTAAGGGGGCATTTATGTTTACCCAATTATCCTTGTATATTGAGATATATTTTTACTATGACATTTAGGACATTCTACTATAGGATGCTTAGTAATATAACCACAATCTTCACATTTACTATTAGGTATATTAAAAGTAAAATAGGAAGTACCTTCTATAATAGCATAATCTATTAATTTCAGATATTGTTCTTTACTTAAATGCTCCTCTAAATTAATATGACAAGCAGAACCACCATCTGTATACTGATAAGTAGAATTTCCATGTAGATACATCTTATCTAATACACTTATATTATTATCATTCTGTAAGAAGAAATAAGAATTATATAAATTTCTATTAGAAGGAACTTCATACCCATCTTTTTTATCCCAATTATAATTTTTACTAGAAAGAGATTCTGCTGGAACTACTTCACTATTAAATAAGAAAGGTCTTTTCTTATCATTAATTGAATATTTAGCATTCTGCTCCTTTATAGTAGAAAGAATAAGCTGAAGGAATTCAATATACTCTTCATTATTGTTTACCTTAAGACCTAAGAACTCAGCAGCTTCATTAAGACCATTAATTCCTATAGTAGAATATAATTTCTTGATATGAATATAACCTGCATTACAACAAGTAAACATACCTGCATCTTCCCAATCATATAATATTGTTTTATATGCAATATGATACTTATATACTCTATCAAGAATATTTTCAAGATAATGCTTTACATTTTCTTTACCATATTTATTTTTCCAACAAGCATTAATTTCTAATTTATTATAATCATCTGGATGAATAATATTCTTAAAACAATCCTGAATAATTCTATTGATATTAAGAGTAATTACATTACAAGAACCTGTCATAATACCTGTTAATCCTGAAGTAGGACTAAATGTATTTTTATCTACTTGATTTCTTAACCTACAACAACTTGCAAGACTATCAGCACTATCACTAATATATGTAAAGAAACTATGTCCTTCTGCATACATTTCTGCACATAAATCTTTATATTCCTTATCAATAATATCTTTTCCATTATGCACCATTGCAAAAGTTTCAACAGGAAAAGCTACTATTGCTTTAGTTCTAAGTTTATTAAACCATTTCATAAACAATCTTTGTAGAATATCTATTGCTTTCCATTCTGGTTTAGTACCATCAGGATAGTAGAACTCTCCAAACATTGCTTCAAAATAAGTTTTATCAAAGTAAGAAATGTTGGTAAACGGGCTTTGATATGACCTATTACCAGCAGGCTGATTAATACCCCATACAAATTGACTAAATGCTTTATAGATTCTATCTCTTACTGTTCTTTGAATTTTAATATAAGGACTAGTAGCACATAAATCCAGTTTATCATACCATTTATCCCCAAATTCCATAATAGTATAATAATTTAAAGCTACAAAATAAGAGCCTACAGCTACTGCACCTTTACACTGAGATGACAATGTAAATATAAGATTAGTTAATTGACCACTAAATGATTCTAAATCATTAGGTGAAGTAGGAGTTACACCATCAATATTACCTACACCTTCTGACATTAAAGGATAAAGACTTACTGCCATACAATAGAACTTAGGTACAGGAGTACTAGCTTCATCATGAGTATAAATAATATGACTATTTAAATCTTTCTCATATTGTTTAGCTAGTTCAGGAAATAACTCATTAAGTTTATCCTTCATTCTTTGTCTTTGAATAAGTCTATTCTCATCTTTATACACTTCTGCTTCAAGAGATGCTACATTCTTAATAGCAGTATTAGCATTAGGGTCTGTATTACTGGAAGTTGCTGCATTTTCCTGATTATTCTTATATTCTTCCATATAATGTAATCTCTTAATTCTAGCTCTAGCTTCCTTATGCTTCTCTCTATAAAGAATATAAGATTTAGCAATATTAGGATAATTACCCATAAGATAATATTCTACTGCATCTTGAATACTTTCAGTGTTAATATTATCAGTAGTAAAGTTCTTAGCAAATTCTTTGAATTCATTTTCATTGAATTTATTCTCTTCCTTACAGGACTCAAAAGCCTTCCTAATAGCATTTACTATTTTATTTGAATCCCATTTAGCTTTACTACCATCCCTTTTTATTACATATGTCATATATTATTTTAATTAAACATTATTCCATTTTATCTATCCAAGTTCTCAAATCATTTGAACTTTCAATATTTATTCCCATAGGAACTGTGGCTCCTGTAGAGAGATAATACCAAAGTTCTTTACCTACTTCCCAAGGTGCTTCAAGTTTAATTTGATTATTTTTACCAAGATATAATGTACCTTCTACAAAAGTAAAATCACAATCCCATACAAGAGGAATCATGTTAGACTTAGAAATTACTATATCTTTATAAGGTAAAATTGTGAAGTCTTTAAAGTACTCATCTTTCTCAATATTAAGTTTAAGAATTCTTGCATATAATCTACATTGATATGCATAATTCCACTCTATAAATGACTTATAGAAATTATATGTAGGTTTATATGATGTCTTCACATCTACAGGTTGAATAGTTTTATTCTTATAATCTACTCTAAGAATATCAAACATACATCTATAAGGAACACCATCTATTTCTGCTTTAAACTTTAATTGATATAAGTTTTCACAATCATCAAATGGATTATTCTTCTTAAAGTATAATGATGTTTGAGGACTTTCAATAAGAGCATTAGCCATCTGATGTGCTACATTATTAAGCTCTGTACTTATTAAGGTTTTATCTTTAGCTAAGTACAATAAATTATAGTAATCAGATGCTCTTTCCTTAATTACTTTTGCTCTAGTTTCTGGTTTCCAATTTAACTGAAATCCATTAATATTTGTAGAATCTATAATAAAAGTATCTGGTATCTTATATAGTGAATCATAAGTACTTGAATAACTATTAAATAAAGATTTTACAATAGTTTCTATTTTATCAGTAATAGGAGGAAATTCTGCCACTAAATATCTTCTTTCATATTCTTCAGGAGGGTCAGTAGTTAAACAATCCACTAAAGAACCTAATAATAAAGAAGGACTTTCAACCTTATCAAACAATGTATCTAAGTGTTCAAATCCTTCTCTCTTAAATCTGGATATAGTAGAATAACTAAGAGCTTTATCTGCCCTGTAGGTCTCTTCTGTTACTAACCAAGATATATCTTTAAGACTTTTCAGCATATTCTTTAAATATTTCTATAGCTTGTAAAAGCTGTTTTTTACTATAAACCTCAAAATAAATACTTTTTTGTCCTGTAGCAGTAAGAATATCATCAAGGTATTTCCTAAATAATTTTCTTTTATATGGAAATACCTCATTTGAGAATCCCTTACATTCTATCCATACATCTATATCTTTATATTTAAGATATATGTCAGGTAAATATGTAATAGGTTGTATAAGACCATCACATAATCTAAGTAATTTAGGTGAAGGTTTACCTAATTCTTTTACTCTCTTTTCATGTTGGGAATCTGTTTCTTTATCATAAAAAGGAGTAATAGGTTTAAATGAAGGAAATACTATATGTTTCTTAGGCTCATATAGAGGATTAAAACCTGCCTCAATTAAAGTATTGAAACAGGTTTTCTCCAATATACTTTTAAAGGTAATATTACCTTGCTTATTTACAGTAGCATTCCTAATTTTCTTATTAACATTTGCCACTAATAATACCAGTTAAAATATTAAGAAACTCCCTAAATTCTTCCTTATTATTAAGATTAATTACCTTAACATTAGGTTCTTTTGGCATAGGACCCCTTTTACCATGTGTTCTATATATACTCTTCTGTACAGGAACAACTTCTTTAACTTCAATAGAATCTCTTTTGAGCAAGTCTTCAATAGTAGCTTCATCTACAAGACTATTACATTCAAATTGACTACCATTACTACAAGTAATAATCTGAGTAATCTTATCTCCTAACTTAATCTCCTGATTAGTACCTTTAAAATAATACTTTTTCATCTTTTAAATTTTATTTTATTGTTTAAATGATTATTTATTTCATCCCATAAATTATATCTAAGTTTCTTATGATTCCTAGCATAATATGAAGGATGTTTTTCTTTAATTACATAATTATATTGAGAGATATATGGTTCAAAAGTCTTAGCTTCTTCACCAAATAATACATATACACATGAAGTCATATATCTAGACATATTATATATTAATTTAGATACAAAAGGTCTCCATAGTCCTAAATGAGAACTAGGGAGACCTGCCTTACATGTCAATGCACAATTCAACATTAATACTCCTTGCTTCTCCCAATCTTCAAAACTGGGGTCAAAGATAACACTATTTTGTGGAATTTCATAATTGATAACTGATTCTTTTATAACTTGTAAGGATGGTGATAGGTCTTTATCAAGTGTTTCTATATTGTTACCAAAAGCAATTCCAGTAGCTTTACCTAATTGTGGATAAGGGCTTAAACCTAATATAACTACCTTTAATTCAGATAATTTACAAGCTTTAAAACAATTAAAGATATCATTATAATTAGGACATAGATTAGCAATATTGCTAGAATTGAGTGTATTAATTGTCTCATATAGTAATTTCTTATCTATTACTTTTAACCAATCTCCAAAATATTCTTCTAAAGACATAGTTCATCTATATTATTTACAAGAAGCTGTTGTATTTCCTCATTAACATTAATATTAGTGGGAGCCTTAACATGTCTTATAAACTTATCAATATCATTATTAATGATAACTGTCATAGTAATAAAAGTATTTACTATAGAAGAATATCTAGAGGCAGTACTACAATAGGTAATAAGATACTTTTGAATACCCTTACATACAACATTATCACTATTAAAAACTTTAGGACTTACTCTAAGTATAAGCTCTGTGGTAGCTGATGATGTTCTAGGAGGTCTAATAGTACATAATACTAATGGCTCTAAATTACTATTAAGTATTAAGCCTCTCATTCCATAATAAAGGTTACCATCTTTATCTCTAACTCTATTTAATTCTCCTGCTCCTCTAGTAAAACTTAACTCTTTTAAGAGAGGACCAAAAGTTTTTCTTTCATTTATACTAGTAGAAGAAGAAGAAGTAAACAGTGGAATTACACCTCTTAAAGATAAAGAATTATAAACAGGTCTTTCTGTAATCTCTCCATTAAATATATAATTCGTCATATACATAGAGAATTGATTATTCTCTGTTCCTAATAAAGGTATACCTGTTGAACGGAGAGAGGCTGATACAACACCAAGAAAACTATTTATATAGTTTTTAACATTTTCACTTATCATTAGTCTTCTTCTTTTAAGTACATCATATTACAATCATATTCTATAAAGAAAGGTAATTGCTTTATCATAGGAACAATTTCATTAGCACAGAAATTAACCACATTATTTACAATAAAGGAAGCTATCATACATGCCATAAAAGTAGTTTGTTTCAAACTACATACAGTTTCATCTGCCTCTTCATCAGAAAATAAGAATTCTTTTTCATATCTATCCTGATTATATGTATCTGTACCTACAATAGTGAGTATTTGTAAAGTATCAAATGATAATCTGGCATCAATAAATAGACATTTAGATTTATCTTTCTGTAATTCTACATGCTTTCTCCAGTTATTAAAGAATACCTTTCTAGCTTCCATATTATCAAAGCCACAAATCATAATATCAGAAGTAAAACTATTCCTAGTATATAATTCTCGCATAGCAAATACATCAGTATATTTACTATAATAGTTAACAGTTTCTGCTATGGCATCCACTTTATATTTATCTATATCCTTGATACCAAACATTTGTCCAGCAAGATTAACTTCTTCAACTTTATCATTATCAAAGATATAAATACTCTTAGGGTGTATTCTAGCTAATTGAAATATAGCATTTGAAGAAATACCTCCTGCACCTCCTACAATAATAACCTTCTCTTTAATTTTATTGAACCATTCTGCTCCTGAAAATCTAGCAGTTTCATCATGATAATCTTCACTTATAGGAGGAATTTCCTGATGCTGATTTTCAATAACTTCATTCAAAAAAGCTTCATCTTCTTCTGATAATATAGATTCTGATTCTTCTACTGCTTCTTCAGGTTCTAATACTGATGTTGTTTCTCTCTCTGTTGTCTCTAAAGGAGCAATAGCAACTTCTGGAACAGTAGCTGTAGTACTTGTTATTTGTTCCATATTAACCTCCAAAGGTGGAGTTATAGTTGATTCTTCATTCATAATTTTAAATAATAAAACGTTCTACTTCATCCTCAATAACTTCAATAAAGGAATTAGTTTTAAATGTATGTAATTTTTGTAATACACCATAAGCACATATAGCCATTTGTGAATCTTCAAGATAACCTTCTTCTGCTAAATTCTCATCAAAGGCTTCTGTTATAAGAAATTCTACAAAATAGCCAATAAAAGCTCTATAATTCTCTAAGCCCTTTTGTCCTTCTCCAAATCTCTTAGAGAATACTGTAGGCATTTTCTGTACCCACTCATTAAGGTCTTTTGGAGTAAATATAGGACTACCTATAAGTAATTGTTTAGTAATACTATTTAAGTCTGTTTCATTGAACTTATACTTATTATAATCAATAGACTCATCAGTATCTACTCCTGTTTGAACAGTAGTATTAACCTTAGAAAAAGGTATATTTGTTTCCTTATATAAAGGTGTTGCCTTTATAGTAGGTTCAATAACAATATTAGCATGAGGTTCTCTCTTAATATTTGTGATTTTACTCTTATCCTTACTAATTTCTTCAATTCTACTAAATAGGTCTGTATAACCAATACTTACAGTAGGCTTTTCAATATTCAAGAAGAAATATTCTATCTCATAGGATTCTATAGCATCATATTCATCTCTTCCTATATTAATAGTTTCTTCACCAAAGAAATCATATTCAAGTACTTCTGTTACATGAGGAATATGTTTAACTTTTCTTGTAATTGCAGCAGTATATTGACCAGCATTATTAACAATCAAAGATAAGAAGTTATTCATATCAGAACCTTCTTCTTGAAGAGTTCCAAGGTCAGTTCCACTGAAAAATGTTGACATCTGGTCATGAGAATGCATTAAGCCTTGCTGACATTCCAATAAGTCATGTTCTATCATATAATTACAAATTTCTGCACTCTTATCAAACTCAGTATAAGTAGCAGAACCATAATCCATAAGACAGAAATCTTTAGCAGTTAATACTAAAGAATTATCTTCAAATCTACCAGTATAATCATAGAATAATACTCCACTATATTCATTATTAGGAAATCTAGCACACAAGAATCTAATCTTTTCTTCTAGTTCTGGAGTAATAATTAACTTATATGTATTATCTTGTTTTTTTAATATATTTTTGTCCATAATTGTAATTTATAAATTCTAATATATTTCGTATTGCTACATTAATATATTTTACATTAAGAATATACACAGGTTCAATAGTAGTATTAGTATCTATAATCCTCATTTTAACAGGCATATTCTTAAATGTAAATAAAACATCAGTACTAGGACTACAAGAACTGTGTCTATTATTATCTTCTTCAGTAAAACATCCTTTATAAAAGACAGCTTTTATAAGAATTTTAGCTCTTATTAAAGCATTTAAATCTGTAGAAAGTTCTTTATTATTAAATTTCTTATTATAAATTGCTATAAATTCATTACTTATTAACCTAATTAAAGAAGCATCATTAGCAGCAAAGCTATAAGTATTATTTACATATTTAAAAGTAAATACTTTTCTATTTATAAGATTACGTATAGCTTCTTTTATAATAAATGAAATTTCTGAAGAGATTCTACAACTAGTATCTGAAAAAATTATTTCTTTATTACTATTATTTCTACCAATATATTCCATTCTGTAATAAGGAACTCCTGCTATAGATTCTACTGTAACATATCTAGCTAATTCCACACAGAATAATCTCCATATATTTTCATTATTTTCATTTCTAAGAATACTACAAGTGTCTCCAATAGGACCGTCTCCTAAACAAGGTCTCTGAAAATAAGCTTTACCATGACTTAAAGAACCTGAAGGTAAATGGGAATGTGTATAATGACTTTCATATAAAACTTTAGTGAAAGTAGTAACAATCATTTCAAATCTTTTAGCTTGTTTTCCTGCATAATCAAGTGGTACTTTAACATATAAGTCATGAATATCTATACTATTATCTTTCTCATTAGTAATAGTTACATTTGGAAAATGAACTAATATAATATATGAAAATTCACATAATGGAAGTAAAGGAGAGTTTAAAGTCTCTTCTGGGTTTTCATCATCTTCTATTAAAGCTTCTACAGTATTTTTAAAAGTTTTATCTATTTGAAAGTCTACTTTGGTTTCACCAAAGAAACTTTTAAATATTTCATATACTTTAAGAGCTTCTTCTGTAGGAGTATAATATTTATTTCTTATCTGTTCTTTTATATCCATAAGTAATAAAAAAGAAGGGAGTAAATATATTACTATACTTACTCCTTATTAGATTTTTTATAAATTACATGTTTTTAAACATACTATCAAGTTCACTTGCTGAATATGGAGAATCTGATTTCTCTTCCTTTGAAGCATTTGAAGTATCTGAAGTGACATTACCAATAATAGCAATATTATCAATATCAATATCATCAGAATACTCCATACCTGCATTCTCCATTTCTTTCAAAAGACTTTCAATAACTTTCTTAAGTTCTGCTTTAGTAACATAGTTACTAGGGTCATCAGCCTTCATTGCAGGCTTGCTAGGAGCTTCCTTCTTTGCAGGAGCTACTTTAGCTGTTACTTTAGATGTAGGAACTGGTGCATCTCCTACTGTAGAAGCTGACTCTTTACTAAGAATCTTCTGCAAATCTTCTGTCTTGCAGTTAGTATAATTCTTACCATAAGTCTTCTTAACCAACTCTGTAAGATTCTTACTTTTAATCTCCTCAATGATAGCCTTTCTATCAAGCTTTGCTCCACTTCTAATCTTCTTTGAAGCATTAGTAATCATAAATACCAAGTTATTGGTAGTAGTTCCCTTATAAGGAACATCATGTGGAAGAATAGCAGCATCATTCTTCAATTCAATCTTAGTAAGACCCTCAAAGAATGTACAATCAGTATAATCAATACCTGCCTTAGTAAGGTCTGCTTTGAGTTCTGCCAATGTTGTTGCTGCACTTTCAATAACTTGTGTCTTGTGAGTCTTTGTAGGAATCACGGTAATCTTTCTTTTTTCCATTTTTCTTTAAATTTTAATATATTAAACTTTAATTATTTGTGTTATTTCAAAAAGGTAAATCATCATCCATATTTGGTGCTTTAGTTTTATTAAAAGCATTATTAAATTCTTCAATAAGTCTTTTTTTACCAAAATAATGATATATATCTGAATAATCTTTTGCCTTATCAATTAAAGGACAATGAATTATCTCAAAACCTGTTTTTAATCTAAGATTATAGGCATCTATTTCACCTGCTGAATCTCCATCAAATGCTATATAAATATGGTTATATCTTTTTCGTAAACAATTAATTGCAGAATCACTTAACTCTGTATTTTCTGATTGAACATATATACAGGGTATATTAACATTAGACCATAGACAGATGCTATCCTTCAATGATGAACATATAAGCAATGTATCTCCTGTCTCTGGAATTTTAGACCACAAACCAATAACACTCTTGTCATTGGAAGATGTCCATTTGTAACCATTTTTATTATAGGGTTGATAAATTTTCTTGGTGATATTCCCTTCTTTTCTTTCAATATAACAATATGCTAGTTTATCACAAGCAAATGTATATCTTTTATTGTCTTTATATATAATTTTATGACTAATAGGATATACTTCAACGTACTTTAATAGATTTATATTACATCCATAAGATTCCCAATACTCAACATCATAATTTCTCCATTCTCTAGTTTTAACCTCTAGTCTGATTTGACTACTACTTATTGTAGCTGAGTTATGTTTAATTTGAGATTTAGAGATATTAATTTGCTTAGTATTAATATTCATATCTTTACTTATCTTATCTACTAGTTCTATAAAACTAATATTGTAGATTTGCATAAGTAAATCAAATAAAGACCCTTGTTCTCCTGTTGCAAAGTCTTTATAATGTATATGTATACCATCACTTGAATATAATCCAAATGAAGGTTTAGAATCATTCCTTAAAGGGCTATTCATTCTAAAAGGAACTTGTGTAATACCAAAGTAGAAATTAAGTATTTGACCCTCATCTACTTTGTTTAATATATCTTTTAAAGTTATTGAAGTATATCCATTGCTAATCATATTATTAGTATATTAAGCGTTTGCCCAAGGGTTATTTGTTGGTGCTGCAAAAGGAACATCCTTATTTTCAGCACTAAAATTAGTCTCTGATACAGTATACTCATGAAGAGATTTAAAGTCAAATTCTGTAGTAGCAAGACCACCATTATTCTTTCTATTCTGAATATCTGCTTCAAGCTTAGATGTAGAATTACTACTATTCTTCATAGTAAAGTGAGTATAAACACTAGAATATTGTTTACCATCATCAGTAGTTCTTACACCAATAGCAACCTTAACCTTATTGTTAGGCTGCAAAGTAATACAATCTTTAAGTTCAGACATATTACCCTTGAAATAATCTGCAATGTGGTCAAGTCTACATTCTGCATCCTGTGGATTATCAATCATAACCCAAGAACCATTAACATACTTCTGACAAGAAGGAATATTCAAATAGTTCTGCAAGAACATAGTAAGAGCTTCTTCACCCCTAAAAGCTGGTCTATAATTATTACTAATACTAAAAGGTTTAACTTCACCTGTCTCTTTATCAGTATATGTAGGAATAGTTTTATTCTTAACATCATCCTGTGTAGCCCAAGCAGTTCTACCATAAGAATCAATTACTTGACACTTAGTATTATTCTTATTAGTAAAGATATTATTCTGAATAGAGAATCTAGCTTGGAAGAACTCCTCAATACCATTATTAGTTTCTGGGTCAGACTTCAAGATAAATGTAGGATAAGCCATCTGAATTTCCTTTCCATCATTATCCTTTACAACACCATAATATTCAGGGTCTTTAGTAATCTCTCTACCATAGAGTTTACTAAGTTCTTCTTTAGAAGGATTAAAGGCTACTATCTTACAGCCTGCAATACCAATATACTTCTTAAATTCAGCAGCTTCTGTAGACTCTTGAACCTTACCAAAACTCATTAAACAAACTGTACTATTCATTTCTTTTATTTTATTTAATTGTTAATAATTTAATTACATATTTTCTACATTATTAAGACTATCTGGGAACACTTCTTCCCCAGATTTCAAAGCATTTTCATCAATATTTGTAGTAGTTTCCTCTGTTTCTGCTTCTTCTGTCTTCTGTACAGGAACAACAAAAGTAAGTACTCTCTTCTTCTGCTGATACTTACCTTCCTTATCCATCTTAGGTGTACCATCCTCATTAAACTGAGGAATCTGTTCATCCTTAATAAGCTGCTTTGAAACAAAACCACCAGTAAGCATCTTAACACCTGCCTCATTAGCATCAATAATAGCTAACTGCTCATCAAGCTCTGACTGAATCTTATCAAGATGCTTCTGCAAAGTTTCAATTCTACTATAAATACTAGAATTTGCCTTATAAATGTTCTTAATCTGGGAAATCTGACGTGATGTCAACTTTGTTAAATCTTTCATTTTTACTTTTATTTTTAATATATTAATAATATGTTTTCTTCTGTGTTTCTATTAAATATAGAATTAAGGCTGTTTTGTTTAGTTAATGTATGTATTGCATACTTACACATATAATATTTAAGAGCTATCTTTACATAATTACTATACATTTCATAAGGTAATGAAGTCATAGTTTTAATAAATATATCTACATATTTTCTTTCTTTACCTTTTTCAATACAGTAACTATCTAATAATAAAATAATATCTTGTAAAGGAATATGCCCAGATATTAATATAGAAGTAGCAATACTAACTATTTTATTTCTATCCATATACCTCTTTAATTTTATCCATTACAATAGATAAATCATTAGGAATTTCATCAGGTAAATCATCAAGTACTCCTAAACTATCCTTAGCAGGATATTCTCCATCAAACTCTTTAATAAAATGTTTAATAGGTTTTTTATTTTCTGCATCATAACCTACTTTACCAAAGAGAATAATGTCAAACTTACCCTCAGGTGTGATGTAATCGTCCCATTTTATGAAACATAACTTATGTAGGTAATCATTCTACTATGTTTCCTTAATATTTCTATTAAGATTTGACTATATCTTCAATAGATTTTCTCTTAGCCCACCAAAGTTTAATAGATTCACTTCTTTTTCTTTTACTTTCTTCACTTTGTTTTATTCCTTTATGTGCTTCTGATAACTTCATTTTTGTTTCTATAGAAGCTTTTCTTCCTTTATTAGCTAAACCTATTTTACTTTTATGTTCTTCACTAAGAGGTACACCTTTAAGTCTTTTACTCATAGCTTCCTTAAAGTCTACAGAGTGTTTAGTACCAAGTTTTGCTTGTCTAATCTTTTCTATAGTTTTAGAATCATGAATAAAACCAATACATCCATCTCCTCCAGCAGTAAGATTTATTAAATTAGGAAATTTAGAAATCCAATATTGTTCTCTTTCTTGCCAATTATCACTTTGGCAAGTTTCTAAGAGTTCTATTATAGGTCTTTTACCTTCTTTTAGGATACTAAGAATCCAATTACTTAAATGTTTATTGTGTTTGTTACCTTTAGCATTTGCAATATGATTTCCTAATCTTTTACTTAATTTTCTTACTGTTTTACCAACATACCTTATTTCTAAGGTATCTGGATGCTTTAATACATAAATGTATACTTCTCTATTGTCTACCATTTCCAAATATAATTGATTACTTTATAAATGTACTCCCCCACAACAGGGGATAGTCGATGAACCTTGAACTTATAAAGTCCCTTGGCTGCTGATTGCCCATTTCTCCATCACTAAGAATACAACTAATTTTCAAACATTCAAGCTTATTGTTGCCAATTACTTTGTAGTTTAGTTGTCTTTAGGGTGTTCCAGCAATTAGATAGATAATGGCAGACTATGCTACCATCTTACCTGTAGTCTTAAACTTATAGGAAATAGAATCACCATTCTTATCTTTATACTCTTCATAATGAGCACAACAGATAATATTCTTATTCTCAGGACATCCTTTAAATGAATCAAAGATAAGACCCATTCCATAGCCTATTTGCTTTGGTGTATCCCATCCTCCCTTCATTGCATTTGCCATATAAAAATCTTGTGCAAGATAATTAAAATCATCAATTACAATATTCTTATAAGGACAATTAGGATTTTTAAAAGCATCAATAACTTCTGCTACTTTCTTAAATCTTTCGAGTCCATTAAGACTATCAATCTGCATTCTATTTCCTTTAACCATATCCATCACATTAGTAGATGGGCATAGTTTAAATTCTGGATTAGGAACAGCTCTACCAATACATTGTACTACAAAAGTTTCTTTAGGATTTAAACCTTTAATACCTAACTTTTTTCTACCACAATAACTAGTAGTTTTTCCGAATCCACTCTTCGCAAGTACTAAAATCTTTGCCATTTTAACTTCTACTCTTTTTAAATGAATTGCAAAAGTAATATATTTATTTCACTCTAGCAAATCTTTAACTCTTTTTATTATACCACAAACAAACATACTTATAGTAGTATTAACTGTTTGTTTATTTCTTATCTTATCTAAATACTTATATACCTTTTCTAATTCTACTTTATTATTAGGTAATGGTAATTCATCAAAAGCACATACTGCACCATCAAAGAATAAAGGAGCAATACCTCCCATTTCACCATCTCGATTTATACATACTTCAAGAAATCTAATATTATCTTTAAACTTCTTTATATTATAATCTAAATAATTATCTAAGCTAAATCTAAATGGAGAAAATAGTCCTAATAGAACATTGCAATCTCTTGATATATACTTACTATCACCTAAGCCTTGAGCACTAGGTCTTAACCTATTTAATTTAAAAGCATCATTACCTTCAGATTCAAAAGCTTGTTGCTGAATTACTACAGGAGAAAACTTATATCTGTTTCTTAAATACTTAGCTAAATATTCTGATAATTTATCCATAGACTGTTTAAGAGTCATACCTCTTTCAGTATCTATAAGATTCATAGTATCAATAACAATTAACCTATATTCATTAGGGTCATCCTGTTCATAATGGTCAAATACTTCTGTTTCTTTTATTTGACCCCATTCATCTTTATATTTACCCTTTTTAGTATATTCAGTACCATGTTGTCTAGCATAACTTTTACAGTAATTAAGAATACCAGTAGGATTAGGCTTTTCTTCAGGAAATATAACATGTTCTTCAAAATATTTAATAATATCTTGAATTTCATCAGATTGTAATAAATCTAATACTTCCTGTGGAACAGCAGTAGTAGTACTTCTCAAATCTCTAGGAGATACTCTTATTGTATGATTACTATACTCGTATAGGAGCCAACATTCAAACCTTTGAAGAATTCTTTCAGGTGTTTCTTCTAAAGGAAAATATAAGACCTTAAGATTTGCTCCTACTTCTTTATGGTAATAGCAATAAAGTAGTGGTTTATAGATAAAAGTATATGAAGTAAATTGAGATTTTCCTCCTTTGGTGAAAGAAGATATACAATAATATGTACTCTGTTCTATACCAATGAAGTCATCTTTAAATCTAGCAAAAGAAGAAGGAATACAGTTAATTTTACCTTCAAGTATTCTATTTCTTCTTTCAACTAGATTATCATATACTCTCTCTCTTAAACTCATTAGAATGTCTTAATATACTCCTTCTGATGGTCAATATAATTGTTCATCTTCTCGATAGTAGCACTAAGCTTATCATCAAGAGCCATATTCCACTTAAGGAATTTCTTCAACTCTGCCTTAAATCTAGAGAAAGCTTCCTTTTCAGCTTTAGCCCTAGCAAGCTTCTTACCAGTTTCTATATCAAAGGTATCACCCTTTTCTGTATTAAGTTTAGATACACCTACTGTTGTAAATCTAAGCTTAAACTTAGGTACAACAAACTTCTCAATAGCAGTTACTGTCTGCTTTACTTCATTTACCTTAAACTCAAGAGCTACATGCTGTAGCTTAAATGTTTCAATGTTGTTATTCATTTTACTTTATATTTAATTAATTAAACAATAATTTATTTCTTAATATTAATAGGAGTATCTTCTTTGAAATACTCATATGTTGTAAATTCTTCTTTCATTTTAATTCTGATGTCCAATCATTATTAATATTATCTTCCTGACCTTCATTTTCTATATAATCAGAAAGAAGTGAGGTTACTACTTGTTCTCCATCTTTTATCTCAGATTTCCAAATGAAATACTTTAATAATTTAAGATAAGTATAATTACCATTCATAGAATTAATATACTTCTGAGTAGCAGTAAGCACTTGTTCATCTGTATAATCTGGATATCTTAGAAAGAAACTTTGTAACTTTTTTCTAATGTCTTCTATATTACCTTTATAATAATAACTAGTTCCTGGCATTTTACCTTTAGGATATATATCTCTTAGTTTTATTGCTAAAGTTTGACATCTAAGATTAACAATATTAATTGTTTTCTTAGTATCTTTACTACTATCAAGTAATACAGAATTACAGAGGTTAATACCTTTATTAATAACACTATATTTCTTATTTAATTCAAAAAGAGAACAATTACATTTTGTAATTAATCCTTTCTCAATTAAATCTTCATACAGTTTATCATTTTGGCATTGTAAAGCAAGTAATATAAATACTTGTTGAGCAGTAAGATTATATTTCTCACATACTGTATCATCTATAACAAATTTCATAGCTTAATATCTTTAATATCAGTAATTTCTTTTATCATAGAACTATCATAATCCTTAAGCATTTTATCTTTTAATTCCTCATCTCTAGTATCTTTAAAATAAGGTATGATAACTATTGGTTTAGGATGTCTTAATAATCTTCCAAATTTCTGTTGTGATAGAATTTCTGAGGCATTTAAATTACAGAATAATCCTATTCTACAATTAACTAGATTCATACCTTCTGAAAGCATATTAACACTAGATATATGATTAATCTTACTATTATTGAAATCATCAAGATTCTGTAAAGAGTTCTTATTCTTACTATTAATAGGAGCATAATCTTTAAATTTCAAAGATTGCTCAATATTATTACAGAATAAAAGTACTCTTTGGTCCTGTAAGAGAGATATAATATTCTGGCATATATCTACTTTCTGTTCTGAAAGCCATTTTAATCTTTCTGAAGCTGCTCTAAGCCATTTATTCTTAAAGACAACTGTTTGACTAAACATATATTTTCTTTTATACCAGTCTATTTTATCACTTAATTCATTATAGTACTGCTTTTGAGTACACTTGATAATTATCTTTCTTGTATTAAATCTTTTAATGAAATTCCATCTTTCATCATAATTACAAGTAACAGGATTACTACATCTAGGATTCTTTATTATTTCTGCTACACTTTTAATATTATCCAAATATAAAGGAATAGTATAAATTATAGGTGTAGGTAATACTTCATCTTTAATACCATCAGCAATATTACCTTTAACTATATTATAAGTACCTAGAGATTTCATATAATCCATAATATCACGAGGAATTGTAGCACTTAAAAATAGTAATTTAACATTAGGATTAACCTTAAAAATATCATCAAGGATTTCTCTTTTAAGTTCACTTAAATGATGAGCCTCATCAAATACTATACAATTACTGTATTTATTAATCTTATGAATACTATTATAACAAAGAATCTCTATTTTATCAGTATTACATCCCCATTTATTAATTTCTTTTTTCCAATTATTTATTAATGCTTGTCTAGGAACAATAATACTGACAGTAGTCTCTTCTTCATTCTGTTTAAAATTAAAATCTGCTATCTTATTAATACATTTTATAGCTAGACAGCTCTTGCCATAACCTGTACCCAAATATAAGATAGTAGATTTTACTAATAATACTTTACTTAAAGCATTATTAGCAGCTTCTTCTCTTGTCATTATATGGATTTATTTCTTTATAAAACATAATTTTATCTGATACTACTTGAGTATCATTAATAATTACAGTACTACCTTTAGGAATAATGAATTTAGCCACTTCATAAAGTGAAGACCAAAGTATATGTTCCTTAAGGTCTTTTAAAGTACGGAAACTATGAAAACCATTTTCAACTATAATATCAATAAATTCTTCACTTTTTATAAATTGTATCCTTAAAGGACTAGTATCAACTTTTTTCTTCTTATATTCATAAGACTTAAAAGGTGCAAAATAAGAATCCTTAGAAATAAAAGGAAATAATCCAGTATGTTTATTTACCATTTTATACACTATTAAATCCTCTTCAAGAATTTCTGTTATTTCTATAAATTCACCTGCCAAATATTTATTGAGTGGTATTCTTTTAACAAAACACATTATAATATTTTTACTTTAACATTATTAATACTAATTCTCTTTGAGTCCTTGGGGTGTATAAGGATGTCTATTCTATGTTTATGTCTTTTATTCATAACATCTTTAACTAAATACACTCCATATCCTTCAATATATACTTTCTTAGGTTTATTCTTAGGGAATAAATAAAGCAAGTCTCTAGAGATTGCACACCATTTAATCTTATTAGTCTTTAAATGATGTAGATTTATCTTACTACCATCAGCTGTAATCAATGGTTGATTATTACATTGACTTTTAACTGGCTGATAACAAGTCAACTTTACATGAGTTACAGTTTGTGCACAACATACAATAGTAGTAAAACATAACATTACTACTATAATAAGTGTATATAATGCAAAACCACAACTAATTCTTATATTCTTCATAATTAATTCTTTTATAATGTAAGTAACCTTTTATAAGTTCTTACATAATTTCCATTATTATCTCTATCATTATACCACATAATAAATACATAATTTCCATTAGACAATATAACATCTACTTTGGGACTATATTTATTATATAGGAATAATAAAAGAATAATAATACATACTATTATTATAATCTTTATCATACTTTTAGTTATTAAAAAGTGATAGTAGCGTGTTTCACAACAGACTACTATCTAAAGTCAAAAACTTTATAAACAAACCGTCTATTTCACATATTTAATCATTAAAAACTTCATAATCCATAACTTTTCCCAAGCAATCATGTGCTATTCTATTAAGATGAGATTCAAATCTCTTCTTTTTAGACATAGATAACCATTCTACTCTTTTACTCCATTCAGGACACTCTTTAGAAGTCATATCTTCATATGCTTCATTAGAGATATTTAGTACTCTTACTCTTACAGGAGTACGAGTTACTTTAAAATTAATATTAAAATTACCTTTAACAGAAAAATTTACTGATTCTTCAAATCCTCCTTCAATAATCTTTACACTAGCTTTAATTTCCATAGTTTTATTATTTATTTTTATTAATGTAATCTACTGCCATATCTACTGCAATTGTCAATAATTGCAATAGTTTTTCATTACTCTTAACTGATATAAATAAATCAGTAATCTGATTAATTTTAGCAATCTCTTTAGGATTATCTAAATTATTAATCTCTACTAATTTTTTAGTGACATCATTACTATGCTTCATAATGTCATGTAATTTCTTATTTTTCATATAATTTTAAATTAAAGTTAACAGTTTTACTCTTGAAAACTGTTATGTAAAAGTCACTTTTCTTTAATAATAAGAAATAGTAAGAACTCACTAGCTTTTTCTTTAAAATCTTAGTTTCAAAATCACATAAGTACGTTTATAGTCATTACTTTTTGCATTTGTGGACTATAGAAAATACTATTATTACTTCTATTTATATTGTTTATGCGAGTATTAAAATAGAAGATAAAAACTTTTACTCTTACTTAAATTTCTTTTAATTATTATGTTATAATTATTAGTATTTTCTATTTCATTTTAAATATTTCATTTAATACATACACTATTATACATATATAAATAAAACAAAATATGCTAGCTATTATTGCCATATAGTTTATCTTAAATTAATAATTAACTATCTTCTTATCATATTTATTTCCAGCAACTTTGAATCTAGTTAACCACTCTTTATTAGTTAAAAGACTTTTTAGTGCAACACAAAAATCACGACCATTCTTAGCAAGTAGACAAAATGCACCATACTTAAATACTACTATTCCATTAGGACTATCATTAGTAACATTTAAAAGTATATCGTTTTCCCAAATTTCATTACCATCACAATCTTTCAGTCCTGTGAACTGGCAGACTGTTGAAGGGTCAATTTGAGTCC